ATGCGAGCTTTCATCTACTGCCGAATTTCCGCCGACCGCGAAGGTGCTGGTCTCGGTGTTGAGCGGCAACGAAAAGACTGCGAACAGTTAGCGGAAACTCTCGGCTGGACTATCGCCGGAGCATTCACCGATAACGACTTGTCTGCGTATTCGGGTAAGCCTCGTCCGGCTTACAACGAGATGTTGGAGTCAGTTGAGGCGGGTCAAGCTGGCGCGATCATTGCATGGCATACAGACAGGTTGCATCGTTCTCCCGCCGAGTTGGAGACTTTCATTTCTTTGTGTGATCGGGCGAGTGTTGTTGTTCGTACTGTGCAGGCTGGGGAGTTGGATTTGTCTACGCCGGCGGGGCAGATGACGGCGCGGATTGTTGGTGCGGTTGCGCGGCATGAGATTGATCATGCGCGTAAGAGGATGGTGGCGGCTCATGCTCAGGCTGCGGAGAAGGGTCGTGCGCATGGGAAGATTCCGTTTGGGTATGCGGCTGTCCGGGATGATTCTGGGGCGATTGTTTCTCGTGTGCCTGATCCGGTTGAGGCGGGTTTGGTGAGGGAGGCTGTGGCCCGCGTTTTGGGGGGTGAGGCTACGCGTGCGGTGACTCAGGATTGGGCGGGTCGGGGGGTGTTGACTCGGTCGGGTGGTGTGTGGAATCCGCGGTCTTTGCGTGAGATGTTGATGCGGCCGACGTTGGCTGGTTTGCGGGCTCATCGTGGTTCGGTGTCTCGGGGGGAGTGGGAGCCGATTATTTCTGAGGGTGAGCATGTGCGGTTGGTGGCGTTGTATTCGGATCCTTTGCGTCGTACGAATCGGGGGACGGGTGTTCGGCATTTGATGTCGGGGATTGCGTTGTGTGGTTTGTGTGGGTCGGGTGTTCAGCGGTTGAAGTCGGGTGGGTATCCGGCGTATGCGTGTGCGGGTTGTACGCGGGTGTCTAGGTCGGTGCGGCTTGTTGATGATCTGGTCGGCAAGGTAGTTGTGAATCGGGTTTTGAGGATGGACGCCAATCCCGGGTTCATGCGTCGGGTCGCGTCGTCCCCTACTGGTGAAGCGGAGTTGCTGGAGCTAAATTCGCGGCTGGACACGGCCGCGGACATGCTTGCTGACGGGGAGCTGGATCGGGCAGGGTATCAGCGCATCCGTGACCGGGTTTCGCCTCGGATCGCTGAGCTTAAGAAGGCGATGGCCCCTAGTGCGGCGCATTCCGCATTGGCGCAGATGATTGCCAGCGAGGATAAGACTGAATACTGGAACAGTCATGCAGATGTCGCCGAAAAGAGGGAGGTCGTTCGGTCCCTTTTTGATGGAGTGATTATCTTGCCCGCCAAAGGGATTGAGCGCGATCAGTCACTGCGGTTTGTGTGGAGGGACCACTCAAGGCCGTAGGTCCCTTTAATCTTCAATTACGTGCGCATGTCGGCGCGATGGTGTACCAATTAGGTCAGCAATGTTCGAACGAATGTTCGAACACTTGATCGAAAGTAAGGTGGTACCCCATGCCAACACGGGATCCTCTCAGGGCCGCACTCGCCACAGACAGCAAATCAGGCCTGCACGTCATCGCTCGGATGTTGTGCAGGCCTGCGGCTGAGGTAGAGCTGAAACTGAATGGAGCGTTGCCATTCACATTGTCGGAGATAATCGTCTTAGCTGATCATCTAGGGATGGATTGGAAGCTGCTACTCGCCGATCGCAGCGAGAGCGCGGTCCACTAGTTCCGCAAGGTCTTCCTTGAGCGCTCCGCAGATTGCGGCCATCTGGCTGATGTCTGCGGGGCGTTCTCCGTTTTCGATGCGCTGCAGGGTGCGCACACCAACTCCGCTGAGTTCGGAAAGCTTGTCACGGCTGTATCCCGCACGGGCACGGGCACCGCGCACCTCAGCGCCAAGCGCTTCATTGAGTTTCTGGATGTCCATGTGGTCATTGTAGGCCATATTTCGGCCCAAATGGAAACCTGTTCACGCAAATGTGACGAAATCGGCCCGGAGGGGTTGACAATCGGCCCGAATGGGCCGTAAAGTCGTTCGCATGGTCCAAGTCGCCGAGTTCACGGCATCCTCAGTTCGAAGCTTGTACAAGCGTAGCGGGTATTCCATCGCATCACTTGCGGATGAGACTGGTATTCCTTTTACGACATTACGGCGAAGATGCTCGGGGAAGTCCCCCTTCAAGGTCCCTGAGTTGGTTTTAGTTTCATCCGTGTTGGGTGTCCCCTTCCGAGATTTGGTGTCGATCCCCAGTTCGGAGGCCGCATGACTCAGGACGAATGGGTGCAGATGGTTGTCGATGAGGCCCCACCTTTGTCTGAAGATCAGTTAGACCTGTTGCGTCGGGTGTTCTTTGGAATCCATGACCGAGTTAGTTGAGTGTTGGAAGTCCCGAATGGTTTGAGCGAGTTCGATTCTCGCACGGGACGCGCAGACCGCAGTTGCGGGATTGCAAAATCTGAGTTTCTTCTGACCGCCTCTGGCGGTTTCTTAAGCGATGGTTCTTCACCTGCTGTCGCTGCATGTTCTTTGAAAATTCCACAGTGATGCGTGACGCCGGCTTCGGCCCCTCTGTCGCGGTTGCCTGAACCTCCCCTGTTGACGTGTCCGGGGCCTGTGCCTTGTGCCGGGTTTGAGGGTGGCGATTGCAGGTCTGGGCTTGCTGGTGGTGTGCGCATTGTTTGACGTGAAATACGGGACTGTGTTTGTCCTACACCAGTTTTCGAGCTGAGGTAACGCCGTCGAACGTCTTTTGAGAAGTGGCCCCATTCAACGTTGTTGGTTGACATGTGCTGTGGCCGGGCCGTGCCGGCATGGGGCGCAAATTTGTATGTCTGGCGGAGGGTTGCAGCCTTCTGCCGGGTGAAATCTCGTATCCCTGGTGAGTGATTGGAGTTTTCTGATGTGTGAATCTAGCACAGGTTTGTCTGAGGTTACGCAGCGGGCGTTGGTGATGTTGGTCAATGAGAATGCTGAGTTGCGTTGCGAGGTTGAGCGTTTGCGTGAGCAGTTGGATGTGGAGCGTTGGGATTCGTTCAATGCTGTGTTGAGTTGTGGTGTTGATGAGCGTGATGTTGATCGGACGTTTGAGGGTTTGTCGGAGCATGGGGTGCGTCAGCCTCGGGTGATTCGGTTCGGTGAGCGGATTCCGGCTGATGTGCTGATTGTTAGGCCCGACAATGCGACTGACTTTGATCGGTTCGCTGTCCGTGTTGCCGGCGGCGGCTGGAATTACGCCGAATCCATCGCAAAGGCACGTGAGGTTGCTGCTTCTCCAGCGGCTATCGGCTTCCCGGCCTTCGATCAGGATGAGTACCCGCTGACTGAAGTCCTCCCCGAAACCGCCACCACCGCAAAGGCATCCTAATGACTAACAAGCCCCTCAAAGACGACGAACTCATCCACGAGTACAACCACTTCCGATCTTTCGGCTACACCAACCACGAGATCGCCGCGAAACTGCACTACACGAAGCTTGATGTGATGGTGAAGCGTTTGAATCGGCTTGGTGTTTCCACTGATTCGGCGTATCAGGCTCGTGCTCGTGTGGTGGTGGATCGTCTGATTGATTCGGGTGTTCCTTTCACGGTCGAGATGTTGCCTACGTTGGCGGATCCGCCGTTGGGGTTTTCGTTGATTAGTTCTGCTCATGCTGAGGGTCGTGTGGTGAAGTCGGGTCGGCGTTCTTCTCGGCGTTCGCATTCGGGTGCTATTGCTTGGCAGGGGGTGGCGGCATGATCAACTCTGGCTCTTACATCATGTGGTTCACCCGCTACCGCTTTCCGGAGATGCATGTCATGGACTGCATCGAAGATTGCTACGACCTTGACTGGATGCTTGAAGACGCTGCATCGGAGGTGTTCGATCAGTACGGCGTCCTCTCCGTAGTTGAACGTGTCGGGCAAGGGGTGATCGACCGCGGCGAGTGGGACAGGGGCCTCGAAGGCTACAAAGCTAAGAGGCGAGCTGAGCTAGCGCGGCGTGATTTAGCCAACCCGAAGCCGCCTACCGTTGGCTGCATCGAGATTCGCTCAGCGGACGATGATGCCCGATTTGGCGGATGGGTCCATCTAGCAAGCTTTTTCAGCGTTGAGGACCTGGACTCCGAACTAGTTCGACTGCTAACAATCTTGCCGGAACATCGAGTGCGTTCACGAGCGTTTAAGAAGGCGGAGTCATGACGCTAGAGCAGAAGGCTGACAAGTTCCTCGCCGACCACGGATGGACCGACCCCGAAACCGATCCCGAAAAGATCCGCGGCGTCTGCGCAGGCACCCCGGCAGATATTGATGCGCTGCTGCACGGCCCGGACTGGTTGCGTTCGCGTGTTGGCCGGCGGTGTTTGGTGTGACCGGGGTTAAGCCTGATCGCCCTGACGGGGTGGATGTCGGTTTAGCTGCGGTACTAATCGCCGGCGCTTTCGCTTATCTGCGGGTTAAGGGGTGGTTGTGAGGGCTCCCGTGTCGTTGGGTGAGTTGCGGTTGGTGGTGGCGGTGTGTGTCACGTATTTGGTGTTTTGGTCGCAGATCGTTTTCTGAGAGTTGGTGGTTGAGTTGATTAAGCCTGAGCCTAAGGTGCCGTGCGACGTGTTTTTTCAGAGGTTTGTGCGTGGTTCTCGCTGGGATGTTGATTGCGCGTTGTGGGGTGGGCATGAGGGTCCGCATGTGACTGCTGCGGGTGCTGAGTTTCAGGGGCCGAAGTGACGGCGAAAGTTACTTTGGGGGCGACGATCCCCACCACCCAGTACGGGAATTTGCAGCCGTCTTTCGAGATGGAGGGTGCGACTGTTGATGCTGCGCTTGATGCTGCGGTGTTGACGATGCAGCGGTTTTGGAATTTGGTGTCTGATAAGCCGTTGACTTTGCGTGAGGTGCGTGAGGTTGTTGCGTCTACTGCTGTTGAGTTGACGTGTTGGGCGTCTGGTTCGCGGGTGTTGTTTGATCCTGTGGCGCATAGGTATTCGCCGGGGGAGTGGTTGTCGGGTAGTGCGTTCGCTGGCCGGTACAAGTCAGCGTTTGCTGCCGAGTATGTCGCGGGTCAGATGTCAGCGAAGACAGGAGGGGCGGCCACCACCGAGAATGTGTTGGCAATGTGGGCGAAGAATGGCGAAGCATCGTCGTCCTTCGGGACTGCAGTCCACGCTGCGCTAGAACTGTATGGCAAGTATTTGCATACGTCTCGTGCCGTGAAGGATGGCTCTGATGAATCTGCCTTAACCAAAAACCCTGTGCTGCAGCCGATTGTTAAGTCTTTTTTCGATGGGCGCGACGGTGACCTGGCCGAATATGAGGTGTTTGTTGCTGATCCGGTGTTGAGGCATTGCGGGCAGATTGACCGCCTGCTGATTACTGGCCCCCGATCGGTCAGGGTTCAGGACTTCAAAAGTAACGCGACACTGGATGATAGGGAAACGATCAAGGCCCCGTTCAAGGGTGTGGTCGCCTCTACGAAGCTGGGGGCGTATTGGCTTCAGCTTTCCTTCTACGCCGGAATTCTCATTCGCCACGGCTGGACGGTTGAGGGTTTGGACATTTTTCATTTGCAGGGTGATGGCTCGTGGGTCACTCATTCGCATGATGTTGTCGATATCAGTGAGGTGATCTGATGAACGACGAGGCTGAGATGAATCGGAGACTGCGCGCAGTTGATCGAGCGCGAGCTGTGGTAGATAGACGCAAGCGGTTTCTGCGGCGGTGTTGGCAGATGATCTTTGGTGGCGCGCTTGCACTCGTTATAGGCACCTGGTTTGGGGCGTTTGCGTTTGGTGTCACGTTGGCCGTCATTGGCGGGTTGGCTATGGCTGGTGCGCTTTTCGTTATGGGTATAAGTGCGATGGAGCGTTCGTCTGCCTACAACTTTTCGCATGAGGACGATTTGTTGGCGGGGGCCGAGGAGGATTTGGCTGATTGGTTTCGCCGAATGGAGGAGACCCGATGAACAACCGTGTGAGCTTGGATCGGGTTGAAGTTGATGGTGTGACCGTGGAAGTTTCGACCATCGATCTCAACGGCGTGTTCGAAACGATGTTGTTCGTTGACGGTAAAAGCGTTTGGGGCGAGCGGCACTCGTCCAGGAGTGATGCGGTTCATGGGCATGATGCGGTTGTGTTGGATCTTGAGTTTGGGGTGTGGCCGTCATGAGTTTCGATAAGTCGATGTTGGAGGCGAATGTGCGGGCGATTGCCGCACAGTTCCCTGATCGGATTTACCAGCAGTCCAAGAAGACTGGCAGTGGGCCGTCATGCTTCTACGTGCGGAACGGTAAGCCTGATTGTTTGATTGCACAGGGTGCGTTCATGGCTGGCATGGACATTGACACGCTTGCAAGCTTCGATGCAGTTTCAGACGGTGCAGTCGAAAACTCTGGCGCCGAGTATGTGTTCAAGCCATACGGCCTCACTGCAGTCGAGTTGGATTGGTTGAAGCGAGTGCAGCAGTTGCAGGATGACGGCTTCCCGTGGGGCAAGGCCGTTCAGATGGCAGACGAAGGAGAACTTATCCCATGGAAGAGATGAATGGCAGTCCGAGCATTGTGCAGTTGCTCAGCGAAGTATCCAAAGAAGTCGGCGCAGTCAAAAAAGACCAACGCAACACCGGGCAAAACTTCAACTTCCGCGGCATCGACCAAGTAGTCCTCGCCACATACCCCGCGTTCATCAAACACGGAATCGTCATGGTCCCTGAGGTTTTGAATCAAGAGTACAGCTCGTATCAGACGGGTAAGGGCGCCCGCATGGCGTGGGTGCAGGTTCTGGTGAGGTACACGTTCTTCGGACCTGGCGGCGATTCTTTGGTGTCTGTGGTGCCTGGCGAGGCTTCGGATGCGGCGGATAAGGGGATGTCGAAGGCGATGTCTGTTGCGAAGCGGACTGCGTTGCTTCAGGTGCTGCATTTGCCGACTGATGATCCTGATCCTGATTCGGAGTATGTGGAGCGGTCGGATCCTGTTGCGGTGAAGCGTGCAGAGGTGTTGGAGGCTTTGAATGCGAAGCGGCCGGCGCGTGAGTTGGTTGAGGTTCAGATGAAGTCTTTGGGGGCTTCGGGTTCTGTGTCTGAGTGTGGGTCGTTGGAGGTTTTGGGGCGGATGTTGGAGTGGGTGAATGACCTGTGAGCGATGAGATGCCAGTGACACCCCTATACGAACAGCTCGACCAATCAACCCCCGAATACATCAACGCCCGCATCATGTTCCTGGAGCAGCAGTTTCAAGCCAATCCTGAGCGGTTGGAGTCAGCTCGGCGGCGTGTGTCGGAGGGTAAGGCTGCGTTGCGTAGGGCTGTGGCGGAGGCGACTTTGCGGGTTGATGGTAGGTCTGCGGATTTGCGTGCTGCTCAGGTTGATTCGGATGAGGTGGTTGAGGCTGCGAGGTCTGAGTGTGAGTTGGCTGAGGTGTTGTTTGCGGCGTTGAGGGATGCGGTGCATGAGGGGTCGAAGGAGTTGAATGCGTTGCAGACTCGGTCCGCGAATTTGCGTGCGGAGATCAATATGTCGGGGAAGGGAAGACCATGACAGTAGTACGTGTCACAAGAGTCAAAACCAAAGGGCTGCCTACAAATCACGTAGGCGAATCCGAGGCATTTGAGTACACAATCAAGATCCGTCAATGGGAGAACGTCTTGGACCGACCGGAAGAACCTGCGGTCAACCGGCATGTTCTTCCAGACGAGACGCGCCGGCAGTTGGTCTCATGGCTGGAAGGGCGGGGTGACTGGTGAGTGTTCTAGAGCCAGAACAACTCGAACGAATCCGGGCAACCTACCCCGACCACCCCGGCATCAAAACCCTACTCGCTTACATCAACACACTCCAGAAACACAACACGAACCTCTCCAAAGCTTACCGAGTCACCTGCAACCTCTACGAACAACAATCCATACCCCTCAACAACATCCGCGTCCTCGCACGCAAACACCCCCTCCACGAAGGCCAACCACTCCCAGAAGAACACGCCAAATTCATTACAGGCGTCCACTACTGGGCATCAGAAACACCAGGGCCTCAATGACATTCAACTGGCAACACAAAGCCAAATGCGCACAACCAGGACGTTCACCTGCTGACTGGGAAGTCCACAACCTGCCAACTGAAAACCGAAACGAAGCAGCCCGCAAATTATGTGCGGGCTGCCCTGTTTTGCAGCAGTGCGCGGCAGACGCCATCAAACCAATCAACATGACATCACTTTTAGGCACCTTTGAAGCCCCCGATCTGATTTATGTGTCGGGGGTGGTGCGGGCAGGAGTCCCCACATGAACGCCCTCCAACAGCTCACATCCCTTGCGGGCGAAACGCTGCCAGCCGATCATGCTGGTTTGTGCGGGGTGTGTGGTCGCGGAATGTATTGGCAGCAAACACCACCAGGCGCGAGGACATTCGGTTCGGTTGAGCGGGTCCGCGAGCACTGCTGCCGAAGCTGCTACCAACGGACCGCGCCACGATGCGCATTCTGCCGCGGAACATCCAGCACCGGGCAACTCTGCAAAGCCTGCACAAGAGTGTGGAACGGTCCAACCCAGACAGTCGCCAACGCCAAGCAGCACGCACGGTGACCGACCGGATAACGATGCGACCAGCGGAACTCCTGAACGCGATCGCACACGGAAAACCCACACACGACAATCGGGCATTCGGTGGGTACTGCATCGCCTGCGACAGACCCCTATACAAGCAGCGGTTCTTCAAGGACGAACGGACACCGGGCTGGGTGGTCCGCGCCAACTCGTACCGCTGCTACCAGTGCTACCGAAAGCGGAAGGCCAGCGATGAGGAAAACCGGGCCGGATAAAAGAACAGTCCAACTCCTCCACGAACGCGCCGGCGGACTCTGCGAAATATGTGGCTTCGCAGAAGCTCAACAAATCCACCACCGCCAACCAAGAGGAATGGGCGGAACCCGCGACATATCAACAAACGCGTGTTCAAACCTTTGTTTTTTATGCCACCTGTGCCATGGGCGGATAGAAAGCTACCGATCTAAAGCAATTGCTGACGGGCATATTGTTTCCAAGTTTTGTGTGTCTGCGGAAACCCCTTTTCTTTATCGGGGGACATTGCGGATCCTCGACGATGAAGGAGGTTGGATGAATTGCGTATCAGATCCATAAAGCCCGAGTTCTGGCGATCAGACGACACAGACCAACTCGACTGGTCCACACGGCTCGTGTTCATCGGACTGTGGTCGTACGTCGACGACAACGGCGTGGGCTTGTACAAGCTGCCAAGCATTGTCGCTGACTTGTTCGCCAACGACTTCTCGTTAGATCCTATTGAGACTCTCAATAGAGTCTCCACGGCTTTGGATGCCCTCGAATCCCGTCAGATGATCACCCGATATTCGGTGGAAAACAAGGCTTACGTGTATGTGTGCAATTGGGTGAAGCATCAGCGGGTGAACAACCCAAACAAGCCGCGGTTCCCTCTCCCTACCTGCAAAAACAGCGAACCTCTTGAGAGTCTAAGTAATTCCTATGTAGATCCTATTGAGACTCTACCGCCTGGAACAGGGGAACAGGGGAGCAGTGGAACAGAGGAACAGGGGACTCTGTGCCCACCTCCGGCGGGCGACAGGTTCGACGAGTTCTGGGCGACCTACCCGAAGCGCAAGGACAAGGGGCATGCCCGCGTTGCCTACGGGAAAGCTCTGGCGAAGGTTGATGCAACAACGATCATCGAAGGCGCCGAACGGTACAGGGACGATCCAACCCGCGTCGATAGGTACACAAAGAATGCTGGAACTTGGCTTAACGGTGAGTGCTGGGCCGATGAAGTAACACCATCGTCTAAGCCGGTTCCTGCTGGGGAGCGATTGTGGGAGGAATGATTTTGATTGAATGAAGTTGAGTATGACCGTGAAGTGGCTTGGGATCGGCTACTTGAGCAGTCTTTGTTGGGTGTGTGTATTTTGCATCCGGATTCTTCGGGTCAGGCTTTGCTTACGATGTCTCCTGATGATTGGTATCTTCCGGCGCATAAAGAGTTGGCTGCGGTCATTACTAAGATGTTGCGTACGGGGCAGTCGGTTGATGCTATTACGGTTGCTGGTCAGGTGCAGGCGCAGGGCTTGACTATCAATTGGGATCCGATGAAAGTGTTTTCTTTGACTGAGTTGCCTTTTAGGGCTGAGTCGGCGTCGGATATGGCTGATCGGTTGAGGGAATTGTCTGGGCGTCGGAAGCTTTCTGATGCGTGTGTTCAGACGTTGGAGCGGATGCGGTCGTTATCGGATTTTGATGGTGCTGCGGATGTTCGTGCGGCGACTTCGAGGTTGCGGCAGGCGTGTGATTCTGCGGAGGAAACGGCTACGGATCGTGCTACTCCGTTGCCGCGTGGGATGGGGGACTTCCTTTCTGCCCCCTCAGAGGCCCGCCAGTGGCTTGTTCCGGGTTTGTTGGAACGGATGGACCGGACGGTGATTACTGGCGCTGAGGGTGGCGGCAAGAGTGTTTTGTGTTCTCAGATTGCCGCTTGCCTCGCCGGCGGTGTTCACCCGTTCGGCGGGAACGTGATGGGTGACGGTAGTCATGCGGTGCGGGTTCTCGTTATTGATTGCGAAAACTCGGACGATCAATCGCGGCGCAGATATTCGTGGGTTATTGATCGGGTTAAAACATTGCGGGAGCGTGATGGGTTTAAGCCGGTTGATTGGAATGAGCAAATGTGCATTGACACTAAACCGGCTGGAATTGATTTGCTTTCGGGTAAACATATTTCTTGGTTGGAGCATGCGGTTAGTGAGCTTGCTCCGGATCTGCTGGTTTTGGGGCCGTTGTACAAGTTGCATCATCGGGATCCGTCTGAGGAGTCGTCGGCGCGTGAGGTTGCTTGGGCGATTGACGGGTTGAGGGAGCGGTATGGGTTCGCTCTGCTGACTGAGGCGCATGCGGGTAACAGCAATGACATGCAGGGGCAGCGGGTGATGCGGCCGATCGGTTCGTCGTTATGGCGTCGGTGGCCTGAGTTTGGGTTTGGGATTCGGCGGGCGAAGGACGATCCGAATAAGGCGCGGGCTGAGGTTGTGGATGTTGTGTCGTGGCGTGGTTCGCGTGAGGAGCGGGCGTGGCCGACGAAGTTGTCTCATGGGCAGACGTTGCCGTGGGTTCCTGATGCTGAGTATTACGACTCGATGAATAACTATGTGTAGGAGTGGTTTTGTGAGCGTGTTTGATGATGTGCGGGAGTTCAACTTGGCGTGTGGTGTGCACATGATGCAGAAACCTCGCCACATTCCTGAGCGGGATTTGGATCTGGCATTGGATCTGATCGCAGAAGAGTTGGATGAGTTGGATGATGCGCTCGGCTCCTTCGACTTAACCGGAGCCGCGGATGCGATTGTCGATTCCATCTACGTCCTGATTGGTTTGGGGTTGCGGATGGGGATCCCGTTGCAGGCTGTGTGGGATGAGGTGCAGCGGTCGAATATGGCGAAGGTGGTTGGCGGGGTGGTGGTTCGTGATCCTGAATCCAACAAGGTTTTGAAGCCTGCTGGGTGGCGTGCTCCTGATGTTGCCGGCGTATTGGAGCGTGCAACATGAGCAGCCCGAAGCGTATCCAGCGCAAGCGAACCAAAGGCTGGAGGATGCCCGAAGGTGCCGTCTACGTCGGACGGCCGACTAAGTGGGGTAACCCGTTTCATGTAGTCAAGTCGCCATGTTGCCGGACTTGGGATGTTGTCGACGACAACGGCGTGGGATACGTGATGGATCACCGATGGGCGCACGCCAATAATTGGAGAGATCTACATCTGCCTGGGGCGTTGCAGTGGGCGCGGAGCGAATCGGTTCGTTTGTATCGCATGGAAATCACCGAGTGGCTGGTTAGCCCTCCACTGATTGCCATGGCCCCCAGGGAACTCGCCGGCAAGGATCTTGCGTGCTGGTGCCCACTCGATCAACCGTGCCACGCAGACGTGCTTCTCGAACTCGCAAATAACTGAATAAACCAGTAAGACAACCCCTTAACGAAAGAAGAAACAACATGGCTGGCGACACAATCATCACCGTAATCGGAAACCTCACCGCTGACCCGGAACTCCGGTTCACCCCCGCCGGGGCGGCAGTAGCGAACTTCACCATCGCATCAACCCCGCGCACGTTCGACAAGAACTCGAACGAATGGAAGGACGGAGACGCACTGTTCTTGCGCTGCAACATCTGGAAGGACGCAGCCGAGAACGTAGCCGAATCCCTCACTAAGGGAATGAAGGTCATTGCGCAGGGGCGGCTTAAGCAGCGTTCGTACGACACCCGTGAGGGCGAGAAGCGAACAGTGATCGAGCTTGAGGTCGACAGCATCGGACCTGATCTGCGTAACGCTACGGCGAAGGTATCTAAGAAGTCGGGCAACGGCGGCAGTAAGGCGGCGCCGAAGGATCCTTGGGGATCGGCACCGTCGAATGAGGGCGGTTACTGATCGTCTGATTGGTTCTGTTTCTAGGGGCGCATCTGTTGGTTGGGTGCGCCCCTTCTTGTACCCGAAAGCAGGCACACATGCCTCGAATTTGGCAACTGATAGAAGAAGTTCCACGTGCTATCCGAGTCCGAGGCAGAGACGGGACATTCCGTGGGGACCCGGATAAGTGGTTAGACCCTAAAAGTTTCTGGCCACGGACGACCGTCAATCAACTCGGACCTTTCACTGAAGTAATCGAGGACTAATGGACAAGACAGCGCTACATATTGGTGAACCCGCCGGCAACTGGCCCGGAAACGCCCAACTCTACCTACTCTCCCAACCCCACCACGAACACCACCGGGTCATCGTCTGGACCATCCAAGTACCAGACCCCAAAGACCCCGACGCCGCCAAAACAGAAACCCTCATCAGCGGCGAAGACGGATACGCCATCCACGGCACCTACAACCAAGACCATCGAACAGCATTGCGAGGCATCGGGTATGAACTTGTTTCAGCGGGCAGCGACACGATTGTTGGCCTGGTTCGCGCCTATCACTCAGCCGCTGGTGGTTCAACACCCTCCGAACAGGGCTTCCCGTCGTGGGAGCAGGAAACGTTGAATGTGGCGGCGGTTGATGAGTCGGTTGCGGCGTATCGGGTTGCGGTCGCTAACGGCGATTTCGATGGTGTTGGTTCGGGTTTGGCGAGGATTGTGGTTGATGCGGTGCGTGCTGCGTTGACGTATGGGTTGTCGTTGGATGTTTTGGTTCGCAAGCAGACGGGGGCAGTCAATGTTGGTTGATGGTTTGTGTGTTCGTTCTGAGTTGCCGCCCGAATGGTGCTGGCATTGCAGAGACCTACCCGATGACCCATTCGACGGCATCCCCAACCCAGAACAGGAGACCGAACATGAGTGACTTCGAATTCAAGCCCTGGCCCAAAACCCCACGACTCAAACGATCCATCGTCATCACCGAAAAGATCGACGGCACAAACGCCTGCATCTACGTCAACGACGACCAAACATTCGTAGGCGCACAATCACGCAACCGAATCGTCACCCCAGACAACGACAACGCAGGATTCGCCCGCTGGGTCTACGCCAATGCCGGCGCACTCGCAGACACCCTCGGACCCGGATATCACTACGGCGAATGGTGGGGCAGCGGAATCCAACGCACCTACGGCCTGAAGAACGGCGACAAGCGGTTCAGTTTGTTCAACGCGGATCGTTGGCAGTCACATGCTGATGAGCTGGCGGCTGTCGACTCGTTGGGTGTGGTGCCGGTGTTGTACCGCGGCGATTTCACTACGAATGCGGTGGATGACACTGTTGCGGAGTTGGCTGAGTCTGGTTCGCGTGTAGCTGATTTCGATCGTCCTGAGGGTGTGATTGTGTATCTGCCGGCTGCGCGTCAGGGTTTCAAAGTGTTGATCGAGAACGATCATTTGCCGAAGGGGTTGGCGGCCTGATGAAAGTCACAGTTGAATACACCGTTCCACCGAAAGACCAGTACAGCGTCCGCGCATGCTGGATCGAAGGAGATATCGGCGGTGTCATGGAATGGCTTGAAGGCTGCGATCTTACGGTTCGGGCGGTAGACGATGCCTGATATTCGTGAGTTCGATGAACTGTGGCCGAAGTTCGCCTCCGCCAAATTCGGATTCCCCGACATCCACGACAGTGCCGTCCACATCGACAGCAAAGGCGCAACGTGGGTGCCCTGCCCACTGGCAGGGGCACTGAAGGCGTGGAAGTGGACGCGTGAAGTGCCAGCACGGCATGATGGATTCAGTGATCCTGGCGCGGATCCCGCCGAAGCATGGGACAAACCCAACCCCGAACCGATAGTCCACCACCTTGTGCAGGCAGATCTCGAACAACGCCTCGCGCAAGGCATCCGCACGTACGGACAGCCACTGCGGCCACACAACGGCAGAGATGCATTGCAGGACGCATACGAGGAAGCTCTGGACCTCGCCTGCTATCTGAAGCAAGAGATGCTGGAACGCGCCAGCAAAGCAACATGAAACCGTGCATCGACTGCGTGGCCGAAAACATCACCACTAACCGGCCGATTGCCACAGACAAACGAACCGGCAAACCAGTACCAGGGCCACGCTGCATGACGCACCACCGCGCCAAACGCACAGCCACCAGAGTCAGAAACCACGCACGCTACGTCGAAAACACCTACAAGCTGCCGCCAGGCATGTACCCCGCAATCCTGGCGGCACAAGGCGGACGCTGCTACATCTGCCAAAGAGCGTCAGGTAAAGCGCGGATGCTCGCCGTAGATCACGACCACGGTTGCTGCCCTGGCGGGGAATCGTGCGGCAAATGTGTTCGGAGCCTTCTGTGTTCGCCGTGCAATCAGCTGTTGGGGCATTTGCGGGATGACGTGGAGGCGTTGCGTCGGGCGGTTGTGGTGATTCGGGATAGGCCCGCTCAGGCGGTTATCAATTCATTGAACTAGGAGAACAAATGAGCAGCATCACCGCAGACGAATACCGCACCGCAGCAAAGGTGGACCGCCACCATGGAGGCCAGTCGGCAGCCCAGTTTTACGAGGACAACGCACGCGCTCTCGAGTCCGAAGACCTCGTCACTCAGGTTGCAATGCAGTTCGCCGGATCAACCTGGGGCGGTCGCGATGCCGAGGAGCAGTTTGCCCTAGCTGGCTCTGAGCGCGCTCTTGCATACCTGGTTGGCGCCGGCCGTCTCGTCCCTGCCGGCGGTATGGCACTCACCGCCGAACAGGTGGAAGACGTGCGGGCAGCGCGGGAGGAATTGAGGGGTTACCGCAACTTCACCGGATACGGCCGGTCTCACGTGAACCAGCTCATCGCCGCGGTCGACGCCCTGTTCCCGGCAACCGAACCCGCCGAGGACGCCCCTTGCGCTATATGCAACGTCAACGAGACCAACCATGCGGGGGTCAGCTACTACCATCCGTTCACCACGGAACCTGGTCCGTTCGATGACGACGGCAACGACAGGCCCGCCCCTGCCGAACCCGCCGAAGTGGAGACGAAAGCGGAACTGTGCGCGGTGCGTCTGTGCGTACTCCCCGCTAGACATTCCGGCGTCCACGCCGACCGTGAAGGTCTCAGGTGGAACAACCCCGCCTCCTCGCCGGTTGTCCCTGCCCCCACCGAAACCGGACCGTGGCAGCGCATCGAAGACGTACCGGAAACCGTTGGCCGACTGACCGATCGTGATGGCGACGTATGGGAATGGGATGGCGACAACTGGGTCACTCCCGAAACGGCGATCCTCCCAACCGCGTACATCAACAAGCATTTCGCCCCGTTCGTTGCGGCCGAGGAGGGATGAGCATGACCATCAAACTACTCGACCTTTTCTCCTGTGCTGGTGGCGCTGCCCGCGGATACCAAAACGCTGGCTTCCACGTCACAGGCGTCGACATCAACCCCCAACCCAACTACGCCGGAGACACATTCATCCAAGGCGACGCACTCGAATACCTCGCCGCACACGGACACAAGTACGACGCCGTACACGGTTCCCCGCCATGCCAGGCCTCATGCACCCTCATCAAAGGCAACCAGAAAGCAACCGCCGGCAACCACATCAACCTGATCCCCGCCACACGCGCAGCATTCGCGAAACTCGCGGTGCCGACGATCATCGAAAACGTCCAAGGCTCAGACCTCCGACGCGACCTCACCCTGTGCGGGGAAATGTTCGGGCTCGGCGTGATCCGGCACCGCTACTTCGAGGTCACTGGTTTCGAGGTCACGCAACCGGCGCATCGGAAGCATCGCGGAAGGGTCGCCGGATACCGGCACGGTGAATGGTTCGACGGCCCTTACTTCGCCGTGTACGGCGATGGTGGCGGGAAAGGCACTGTCGTGCAATGGCAGCAGGCGATGGGCATCGACTGGACTGATGTGCGCAAGGAGATCGCGGAGGCAATTCCGCCGGCTTACGCAGAGTTTGTGGGCCGCCAGTTGATGACTCAGTTTATGGGGGTGGCGGCGTGACTGGGGTGGATGAGCACACGAAAGCGCTGGAGGACGACGAAGGCCCCTGCACTCACGAGCACATCGAATGGGGACTGTGCGCCGGATGTGGTGAGGAATGCGGACCCGAAGCCGAGGACGACTACGAACCCTCAAGCTCACCGCCGCCAGCAGGTTGCGGCAACCGGGGCTGGTACCACGACGGCTCCGAACAGCAAGCCGCAGCGATTGCGGGCCGCTCGCCGGAACCATGCCCACATCATCGGAAGGAATAGCCGTGAACGACATTATCGAGCAGGCGAAAGCGCTGTACGAAAAGGCTGAGCTGAGCAACCTCGTCGCCATGACAACCGGCGTTCGGAACGGCGACCACTGGTACATCTGCGACGACAACGAATCGGTCGCCATGATCAGCGCCAACGACGGCATCGACGAAGAGCTGCGCCAACCTCGCGCCGAACTGTTCGCGCACGCCGTCAACGCAATCCCCGCCCTGGTTGCGGCTGTCGAGCGAGTCCAAGCACTGCACGAACCGCTGAAACTGTTCCTGCTCGACGACAACGGCTCAATTGACTACAGCAAGCCGTTCGACACCCTCTGCCGTGGATGCACCGACCCCGACATCGTGAACGCCTGGGAATGTGACGACGGCGACCCTAATGACGACTACGTCCAGCACCCCTGCCCGACTATCGAAGCATTGGAGACACCATGAGCACCGACACAAGCATCGTCACCATCTACGGAGCGTCTGACGACCTCGTGGAATTCGAAGGCGCAATCCGCGAAGAGTTCAACACTTATGGCCCGTGGACGGGATTACTCGTCGACCCGAAGCACGGCGACAGCCTGATCGTCCGCGCCGAATACTGCAAGGCTGGTAGCGATTCCGAATGGACACTCTCAGTCGAGAACACTGACCGACCGTGCGAATGGCCTATCCGGTTCGGAAAGCGCCCTGATCGCGAAGAAGACCCCGCAATCCACATCACGGTGCCTGATGGAACGACTATCACCGAGGTGTCGTCGTGACCGCGCCTGATCCGGTGGAGATAGACATTCGCAGTCTGGGTATGGGCGTGACCCACAACCTCCTGTGCTGGCTCTGCTTTAAGAACAAGGCCGTCTACAACATGCATCCGGTGTGGGTGTTCCAACCCTGCGACGAATGCAACTCGCAGATCGGCGGACAGGTGAAGCGAGTACGAAAGTGGTGGCAACGATGACTGACGCGCCTGATCCGGGGTTGACCGACCTCATCGCAGCGCACTACCGCACCATCACGACAGCAGTCATCTACCGCGACGACGAGTCAGATGGGGCGCACAGGAAAGGCTTCGAGTGCGTCTGCGCATGTGGTGATGAGTACATGGCACTGACGCAGGCAGGTGATCGAACCGAGGCAACTGTCTTACGTCGCGCCGATTCCGCGCATGTGGCGTTGGTGGTGGAGCAGCACACCAACGGGCGGATAGCGGAACTCGAAGCGGACAGCCGAAGAACAGCATTCGAGGATCAAGATCACATCGACGAACTGACTGTCCGGATGCGTCGAGCGGAAGACGCACAGGATGCGCTCAAGGCGGAAGCAAGCGGTTTGCGATACGACAACGAGCAGCTTCAGGCAACCATCGCCAGGGTGCGCGCCGTAGAGGCGGAATACCTCGGCCCAGAAGACATCGACATCGAATGCCGAGAAGACGTGTGGCGGTTCATCCGTGACCTCCGCGCAGCTTTGGAAGGGGAACAGGAATGAGCGAATACATCGGAACTTGCAGCGTATGCGGAGAAGATCAGGGCGTCCGGAGTTTGCCAGTGTGGCGTGACGCTGACGGAGAAGGATGGTGGATTCATCCGGACTGCGCCGCCGGATTCTCCCCGACTGCGAAGAATCGAATCGAACAGCCTTCCGAGGAGTCGTTGTGAGTGAGATCCGATCACAGGCCACACCCGCGAGGGACGAACTGGCCGCAGACATATTCCGGTCAGCGGCAAATATCGACCAGGGTCTCTACGAGCATGAGGCGCAGGAACTCGCCAACCGACTCCTCGCTGCTGGTTGGTCGAAGCCTCGCACGGTGAACAGCGCGGCCGAACTCGATGCGCTGCCAATGTTCACGGTGATCCGGTCCGAGCAAGGCTCAGTCTGGGAACGACAGTACGGTGCACTTGGGAAACCGCTATGGATTGAAGCAACGCAGACGCGAGGATTTCCGCACACCTCTGATGAGATCACCCTGCCCGCGACCGTCCTCTTCACTCCGGGGGATGCAGGATGAAGCAGCAGATTCCGTATGACGAGATGCGGAGACTGTGCGGACTGCCCGATATGCGGCTGCTCGACTTGCTCGATGATGTCGAACGCTATGGATTGGCGAACGTGATCATGAACATCATCCAGTTTCACGGCCCGATTCCGGAGTATCCCGATGAGCGCGAACGGGAGGTTGTCGCCTCGCTGCCGAAGCCGTCGACCAGTCCGCCGATGTGGGTTCGAAATCCAGCGAAGACGCGCAGAACCGCATACAAGCCAACCAGGCGGGTGAAATAACCGCCCACACAAACCCGAAGGAGAAAACTGTGAATGAGGTTCAGCGGCTTGTTAATCAGACTCCAGACGTGATCGCGTTTCTGCGTTCCCAAGTTCCGTTTAAGCGTCAGCCGGCAGCGGATTCTGTTGGGTCTGATGGGGGGAAACCATCGTCGAAGCCGCCGTTGAATGTGGATGCGGTTGATGCTGCTGATGTTGAGTTGGCGGAGTTGGCTTTGTGGGCTGGTAGGTGTGGGGTGTTGTGGTCGGGGTTTGTGTGGCGGCGTCAGGGGCGGGTTGTTGGTGTGTTGTATGACGATTCGCGGCCTGTGCGGGGGATGGTTGATGGGTTTAATCGTTTGTGGGGTTCGGGTTGGGTTGAGCCGGTGGGGATGTTGGAGGGTTTGCAGGCTGTGAGGTTTGCGAGTTTGCGGTTGTGGCCTGAGTTGGATTCGTTGTTTGGTGTTGAGCCTGATGTGGGTGTGGTTGATCCGGTGCTGTTTTGAGGGGTGATTGTTGAATGGGTATGTATACAGAGTTCTTCTTCCGCGCCGAGTTGAGGAAGGAGACGCCACCCGAACTGGTGGACTGGCTTGCGGATGCCCTGAATCCAGGTGGATTGGGTGCAGTTGAGCCGTTTGATGACGACCCGTTCTTCACGTGCCCTCGCTGGCAGGCGACATTCTGGTCCATTTCCTATTCACATCCGCCGGGTGAGTCGAAGTTCTGGCCGAGTGATGGGATTCGGCAGGCATGCATAGTGATTCACTCGTCGTTGAAGAACTGCAGTACTGAGATCGACGCGTTCGTAGAGTGGATTAGGCCGTGGGTTTCGGCGTCCCCTGGCGAGTTCCTTGGATACTCGCTGTACGAAGATTCGCGTGCAGATGGCGATTGGGATAGCGCCGAGGATCGTGAACGGCCGAAGTTGATTTTCATGGACTAGTAGTTGCAAGGGGTGTGTGGTGGTTTGGCTCGATGAGTGGGATGCCCAAAGATTCATCAAACGGTCACCGCGCACCCTCCGCCGGTGGCGCACCAACAAACAAGTGCGGGCTGTGAACCGTGGTGGCAAGTGGTTTTACGATAAGGATTCGTTGCGGCAGGCGCGGAAGGATGCTGTTGTGAGGCAGCGGGAGTCGCAGTTGGATATGCGGAATGTGCGGTTTTGTGAGATGGCTGGTCCGGGTCGGGGGGTTCGTAAAGCGGTGTGTCCGGTTGGTCAGTTAGTGTTGTGGGTGTAGTTGGTTGGTGTGGGTTTGGGAGCCTCAGATTGTATCGGGTCCCGGCGGCTGATCAGCTTGGTAGCTGGAGATGAAATAGTTCTCTGAGCGCCGATTCCGGGTGGGGAGTAGGAGCTGTTTTGTAGCGGCAATCTCCTTCCTGTTCCGCGTGTATTCCGGTGATCGCTTCGGCGTGACAAACGGTTCCGGAGTTGCCCCTCTCCGTTATCAAATGGGGCCATAGCTTGGAGGTAGGCCCCAGCCCGGTTTGCGTGCATGAGATCGCCGCACGTAGACCCCTGGGGTGTGAAACCTCAACGCCGAGACCGTCGACCGCTTGCCTTGGCACACAATTGAATAGATTCCCCTGAGCTTGTGGTAAGTGCTGGGAGTGGGAGACCTTTGGTGCTCTGCCCGGAATGCAGGTTCGAGTCCTGCCGGGGGAACGCGGCAGCGCGCCTAGGTTAGCGCTGCCAGCTGTCTTTCTTCGTGTGCCTCTCCCTCTAGTAGGTGATGCGCAGCAGCCCCGCGATTGCCTCTGCCCTCGGCATGCAACGTGGGGTTGCACTCACCAATCAATCAATCGCCTTCAACTTCGAATCTTGGTGCGCCATGCGTAAAACCGTATGCCTCTTCACAACAGCAGCCACACTCACACTCGCAACCCCACTGTTCGCCGCGGCAATCGCCAACGCCGAACCATGTGCGAGCACAATCGATGTGGCGGTAGACGGAACTGGCGCAGTCAACCACCCCAACTCGATCCCATCTGTTCATGCGCCGAACGCTGTTCATGTGCAGTATCCGGGGAGCATTTGGCCTCTCGGTCCGTACACCTATGATCAGTCGGTTGCTGCGGGGGTGGCGGAGACGAAGCGGCTTGTGCGTGAGCAGCATTCGCGTTGCCCGCAATCAACTGTGCGGGTGATTGGTCATTCGCAGGGTTCTCGTGTCGCTGGCGATGCGATCGAGCAGTTGGCTGCCGAGGGTGATGTGAGTTTCATTGATGCTGAGCTGTATTCGGATCCGCGGCATAGGGGTAAGGGCATTGAGGTGATGGTGCCGCTTGGTCTTCCTGGGAACAGGTTTATGGGTGAGCGTGGTTCGTTTGGTGCTGCTGAGGTTGAGCAGGTGTGTGTCGCTGGCGACCCGATCTGCTCGTGGCCTGATCTGACGCGTGAGCCGTTGAAGGTCTTCGACATTGTTCCCGGCTACACCAATTTGCATGGCGCGTACCCGGTGGGTGTGGTGAATGAGGTTGATGTTCCTGCTGCGCCGGCGCCTGTTGTGGTGTTGCCTGAGTTGCCGACTTTGCCGCCGTTGCCGAATTTGGTTGAGCCGTATGTTGCTCGGCCGTTGTCGGTGTATGTGCCGGTTGAGGTTCAGGGGTTTGTGCCGCGTGAGGTGTTGGATTGGACTCCTCCTCCGTTGCCTCCGTTGCCTGTTATTCCCCCATTGTTTTAGGAGTTAGTGTGTCTGAGTTTCAGGTTGGCGACATCGTCGCATTCGATCGCGACTTTAAGGTTACGAACTGGGGCTATGACGGACATTGGACGGTTGCATCGAGGCCGGGGTATCCGGTGCCTGGATGTGTTTGGCTGAAGCAGGCTGGGCGTGCTGATGCTTGCGTGAATCCTGAACTGTTGCGGCTGGTGGAACGTGCTGAGGACCGGACTAAGTTCCCCGACGATTCTTGGCTGCAGTCAGTCTATGACGGGACTATGGCGCAGTTCGGCAAAGTGAAGATCGAGTCGAAACTGGTTGGCTGTCCTGTGGTGATGGACTTCGAGGATGGACGCCGAAGCTCAGGCACGATCACTGGCGTCCGTGATGTGAAGTACGACCATGGCGAGTTGCTGTCGTATGAGTTGACGGTTGAGGAGTTCCCGCGTTGGTCACCAACATCGACCCCTAAGCGTGTGATGCATCGCGCTAGTCCTGGTTTGAGGAAGCCGCGGCCTGTTGATGGTGTGGCGTTCGGATGGGATCGCAGCCGAGGCATGTACAGCGAAGCGCTATCGATGAATCTTCGGTCGATTGAAGACTGGCGTAAGTCGTTGGAAGACTACCGCTCCCAGTTTAGCTGGCTCGGAGCGTTCTAATGCGGGCCTGGTTCGCTGCGGTTGTTGATCGCGGCTACGACAAGTTTTATGCGTACATGAAAGGTCGGATGGGGTTGTGACTTTGGTTGAGGTTGTGGCTGAGTTGCGGGCTGCTCGGTGTGCGGGTTGGTTGTCTGTGGTTGCGGTGTTGGAGCCGTTGGTTGATCGTTTGTTGGATGATTGGAGCGACAGTGCTTGAAACCCGTTACCCCGAAGATGTTCTAGGCGAGGAAGATGACGATGGGCGGATGCCTGAGAATGTAGCGGAACTTTCGGAAGCTGTTGTAGGGCAGCGCATTGTATCCGCGGAGAAGGGCACAATCGAGGGTCGATACTGGGGATCCGAAGAGGCTCTGATTCTTACGCTCGACAACGGCACCCAAGTTCGATTGTCTGATACCGAGGACTGCTGTGCGTATACGGCACTTGAACAGTTTCTCTTGCACCCAGACAAGGTTGACCACATCATCACCGGGGTTGCGACAACTGAGGGTTACACGAAGTGGCACATCTTCGCGGATTTCGGGGATGTGCTGGAACTGAAGGTTGGTTGGTCGTGCGGTAATCCGTTCTATTACGGGTACGGCTTCAACATCAGTGTGGTGCCGCTCGATGAGTGATGTACTGCCGAATGACTACAACAACATGACCATCGAAGTCATCGAGCACAGCAGCAATGGCGACCTGATCGCCCGCACTGTTGAGACGAGACGCCATATCGACATCGCCCACACGGGCCGGGGCGGCTACAGCGATGGCACGAATCCCGCGTTTCTGCGGTTGAGGGCACGTGCACTTGAGGCACTCGCTAAAAGGATCGAGGAGACCCAGTGAGCACCAAGCCCGTTGTAAGTACGAGCGCGACTATGAATGTCGGCCGCTTGACCCTGGACGTTCTGGAACAGTTTGTTGCTGCCACACGCGATTGGTCCAGAGATGAGGTTGTGTCGATCACGCAGAGTTCATACCGAAATGAATCGAATACGTGCATCACGGCGACGCTGAGCGGCGCAACGTGATTGGGGTCATTTTCATGATCCTCCACATCATCTTCAAAGGCTTAGGAGCAAACCAATCCCAAACATAACCATCTACAGCAAAAAGAACTGCCCCGCATGCAAATTCACCATGAAGAAACTCGACAACAACGGCACCCCCTATGCGGTTGTGATGGTCGATGAGGATGCGGATGCGTTGGCTTTGATTCAGTCTTGGGGGTTTACGTCTGCCCCGGTGGTGGATGCTGGCGGCGCGGGTAGGTGGTCGGGGTATTCGCCGGATCGGTTGAATGGCTTGCGGGTTGGGCCTGTTGTGCGTGAGGTTCATCGGTTTGCGGGTGTTGAGGATCGTAGTTCCGTCGAAGACAAAGGTTGATCGTGGAACTAGTTGAGGGCCAGCAAGTGACTCTGCATATGAACGGGCGGACGCTGACAGCGAGAGTGGCATATCGGAAGCCGTGGGACACCGCAGAAACATTGACCTCGACTGGTCCGTATTGGCTTGAAGCGGAGGGCTTAAGTGCTTTGCAGGATAGGTGAATGGAAACAAACCCTAGACGCAGACGATGTCCGCGAGTTCGACCGTTACCTTGATGAGGGTGGTTCTATGGCGGGGTTGTGGGCTGAGTGTCGGAGTGTTGGTTTGGGTTTGAAGTTGACGGCGTTTAAGGATCATGAGCGGGGGCGCTGCCGCTGTGACAAGTGAGGAGATCCGCGAACAAGCTGCATGCCGAATCGCCATGGCGCTGCACCTGTTCGAAGGAAAGAGTGCATGGGATAGCAGTATTGCAGAGTATCTGCGCTATCACCCTTCGGGCAGTGCGCAATGAGTTAGGGGATGAGGGTGAGCCGAACTTGGAAAGACAGCCGCGAACAGAAACTTGAACACTGGCAATCCACCTACACCCCATCCCTATTCAACAAACTGTGTCGGCAATCCGCACGGAATCAGGCGCGCCGAGACTTTCAGCGGGGTAGGGAGCCGGCGCCGAAGTATTCGGTTGAGAAGTTGTGGTGGTGGTGACCGTGAGCAGAACATTCAAGACTGACCCGTTCTGGGTGAAACTCCAACACCCTGAACGCACAGGCATCCATCCTCACGAGGTTCATGACCACCGCGACGGCAAATGCAATCTCCCTACACTTGATCGGGCCAGTTGCTATGGCTGGATCGGCGGCGGAAACGGTTGCCATTGGCAGTGGAAGTACAGCGGTGTGAATGAGTGTGGTTGCCGGATGTGCACGAATTATTGGCAGCGGCGTTGGGATCGTAGGCAGGTCCGTAATCATGAGCGGCGTGTGACTCAGCGATGGCTCGACGAGTACGAAGAACACTCCGGTCTCTGCTGCCCAGTGTGCGGGGATCCTGAATGTCAGGGCAACGGTCCCCTCGAAGACAAATGGTATGTCGGCTGCTACGCGTAGGAGGTTGCTTTGACTGTCGGAGAGTTGTTCCTATTCATCGCAATCCTGCTGCTGCCGTCGCTGGTCACACTCATCATCTTGTACGGAGGAGACGGTCATCGTTGATCACTTCGCGGACTACGCAAACGAATCCCTTGAACTAGCCGAAGAGCAACTGCCCGCAGCGGAAGAAGCCTTCAACCAGAACCACACAATCTAGGAGCTGAACCGATGGGCGCACTCGCCAACAAACTCAACCCAGCCAGTGCCCCCACCACAAACACGGACGGGCAGGCGCGCACCACAACAATCACCGGACCCCACGATGACAGCAGCTATGAGGGGATACTTAGCTCCTGCCGTGAACCGGTGACAGTGAAGTTCGCTGCGCCCCCGTCCGTCTACCGTAAGTTCAAGGATGACGGCAGTTTGGCGTTCACCACCTACCGCTACAAACTCGCCCCGAAACCTGATCAGCGGGACGTTGAACAGTTGATTGCGCGAGCTGCGAAAGCGCCGGCGCATCAGCCAGATCAGAGTTCGGGCGCGCACTGGTTTGTGTTTCAAGCCGGCGACCTCCAGATCGGCAAACGATCACGCGACGGATCAACCGAGCAAATCGTGGAACGCTACCTCGAATCCGTTGACGCGGCAGTCCAAGAGTTCAAGGATCTGAAACGTCAGGGCATTGAGGGTGTTCAGATTTGTTTCCCCGGCGACTGCATCGAAGGCATCGTCTCCCAGGGCGGCAAAAATCAGTGGCTCACTGAGGACACGATCACTGAGCAGTTCAGGATTTTGCGGCGTCTGATGTTGCATACGGTGGAAGCGTTTGCGCCACTGACTGATCGGGTGTTCATGGATACGGTTAACGGTAATCATGATCAGGCTCAGCGTCAGTTGAATACGTATCCGGGTGATGGTTGGGCTACTGAGTCTGCGTTGGCTGTGAAGGATGCTTTGTTGTTGAATCGGTTGGCGTTTGGTCATGTTGAGGTTCGTGTGCCTGATAAGTGGGCTGGGTCTATGACTGTGCCGGTTGGTTCGACGTTGGTGACTGTGGCGCATGGGCATCAGTGGTCGCGGGGTAAGGGTATTGATTGGTTGTGTAAGCAGGATTTTGGGCGTCAGGATGCTCGTGGTGCGCAGGTTTTGCAGCATGGTCATGAGCATGAGTGGTCGGTGGGTTCGACTCGTGATGTGATGCGGGTGTGTTCGCCTACTTACGACGCGGGCTCCGACTGGTTTCGCGAGAAGAGTGGGGGCGACGGTAAGCGAGGCGGGTTGGCGTATCTGCTTCGCGCTGGAGAGGTTTCCAGGATGAGTCTCGTCTGATGGCTGTGAAGTATGTGGTCCGCAGAGAGGGCGACATGTGGGCAGTGAGGAAGCGCGCCAATTGGTTCATGCGCTACTTCGGGTTCGCTGAATGGGATATGTCAACGGTCCATCAGTGGCGGTTCGATTCGTGGGCTGATGCTTTCGAGGATGCGTTCTGGTGGAGTGAACAGCAGCGAAACAATCGGACGGACATGATGCCGATTCACTACTACGAAGGCTATATGCGGTCGGAGTATCAGCTTCCGTGAGCGCAGACAATGTTGATGGGTTGACTTGTCTATGTCAACTGTTTTGGGTTGACGGAGGTTCTGATGACTGAACGGCTAGAGCAGGCATACGCCCAATTCGATGTCGCCCTGCGTGAACTCGTTGCTGCATCCGATGAAGCATCAGGCACTGAGGATGGTTGGTTGGTGACTGATTATGTGACTGTGGTTGGGCAGCAGTTGTTTCGGGGTGGTCAGCGGGTTGATTCGTGTCCTTCGGTGTTGTTTCCGTTTGGGTCTCAGCCGTCGTGGGTGACGCATGGTTTGTTGGGTGCGGTTGATTCTTGTTTGGTGGATGTGGAGGCCGAAACGTGACAGGTGTCAACGATGGGGGTTTGTGTGATTGCTAGAGACCTTCTAGGACATGTAGGGCGCGTTGTGCAGATTGACTACAACCTCCCTTGGGATGATTGGGATTACAGCAAGAGTGGTCGACTGAACTCGGTTGAGCTGGAGAAGGATCCGTCTGATCCGAGGTATCCGATGCTGTATGTGGGTGTCGGCAACGAGGGTTATGTTGGATTTTGGGCTGATGATGATGTTTCGGTGAGGTTCCTTGACGTAGCTAGGTCGGAGGCCGAAACGTGAGTGAGTTTTCTGTTGGTTCATCAGGGGAGATTGCGATAGTGGAGGATAGCGGGCCTGCGGTTCGTGAACGTGAAGCTTTTGAGTGGCAGCAGGAGATTGGCTACGCGCTAGGCAATCAATGGGGAGCTCAGGTGTTGAGCTTAGAAGAGTGCATCGAAAAGATCCGCGAGCTGAGAGTGAACCGCTGGCGTGGATGAGTATCCGTTCGAGGGTGATCTGTCGTCGGTGGTGGAGGCGGTCGCGATCCCGCGAGTGTTTCGCGAAACTATGGCGCAATTGATGGATATGTTCAACCTTCCGGACATGACAGCTCAGGTGGATGAGATTTTGGCTGATGCATGGTGGGCGTATCGAATGGCAGGGCGACGTTGATGGGCCACTTCTCAAAACAGGAAATCTTGGAACAAGGTTGGCATGAGGGTGAGGGTTGTTCGGTGAACTCTTGCTGCTGCGACCCAACCCCATTGGAGGTGTGAATGGCGCTGCACTTCCCGCTGATGATCAACGGGCACACAATCGGACACTTCGCAGCCGTACGGAAATCCGGCGGCATGGATCCTGACGACATGAACACATACGAGGTTGAAGTTCGTAAGCATCCACTTGGCGGAGCGGTGTACGCGCCCTACGGGGAAACGCGCTCGTTCAGTGTTGAGCATCGCTATGGAGATGGTGCTTGGGCGCTGGTCCGGAAAGCACTGGAGAACATCGAGTGAAGGTCATTGTCGGGACATACCGCAAACAGCAATACATCCACAACTGCATCACCAGCCTCAAACAACACGTCACAGGCGCAACCGAACTCGTATTCATAGACGACTCCGGCGACACTCAACACCACCAATGGCTGAAAGACACCTACAGCAGCAAAGTCATCGACACCGGCCGGCAAGGGTACGGCGCCGCAATGAAAGCAGCGTGTGCCGAAGGTGCGACCGAAGAGTATGCGTTGTGGCTTGAAGAGGACTTCACGTTCACGAAACCTGTTGACCTCGAACAGTATGCGCAACATCTCGACGATCATCCGTATTTGGCGCAGGTGGTGTTTCTGCGGCAGCCGTGGTTTCAGAATGAGGTCGCTGCGGGTGGCCTGATCGCGGCGTTGGAAGTGAACGGCCACGAGTTCAAGTTGGTGGATGGACTGTTGGAGCAGACGGCAACGTTTTCGGGTAATCCTTCTGTTTGGCGGCGTGATGTGTTTGTGGATGGTTGGCCGGTGGGGGATTGGTCTGAGGATGCTAAGCGGGATCGTTTGTTGGGGCAGGGTTTTAGGTTTGCGTTTACGCCGGATGTGGTGGTTCATCATTGGGGTGTGCGTTCAGGATTCGGATACTGACAGAGGAGGGTGAGCGCATGACGATTGTGAAGTTCCTCGAAGCTCGCTTGGCCGAAGACGAAGCAGTAGCGCTGAAGGCTGGTGGCTCTGAGGCGGAATGGCTGTACCGCACCGAGTACGACAACGAGACAGGCAATGAGGTTGTGTGGGCTAACTCCCGCTCCGAAGAGTGGTTGGGGCCAGCACAGAAGGAACCGTATGTCTCGTATGACCGGTACGTAACGATGGATCATGAGGGATGCTTGCCTGCCGTAAGCGAGGATGATGGCACGCATATTGCTCGTCATGATCCTGCTCGGGTGTTGCGTGAGGTAGCAGCCAAACGGGAACTGGTGGCACGGGAGGAGTCGGGCCGATGCCAAGGCCACCCGAAGCCATGGTTGCGACACGGCGAGTACGGAGCAGGTTTTTGCTTCACGCCTCCGGAGGGTTCAGTTCTTTACGTCCTCGCATCTGCTTACGCGGATCATCCTGACTTCAACCCTGACTGGACCACATAGGAGGCCTCATTGACTGATGTGACAGTGTGCATCCCCTACCGCGAAACACCAGACAGACAACCAGCATACGAACAAGTACACGACTGGTACACCAACCGCGGCTACACCACAATCACCGCAGACACCACACACCAACACTTCAACGTCGCAGCAGCCCGCAACGAAGCAGTCCGAGCAGCCCGCCAAGGCATCCTCATCGTCGCTGACGCAGACACAATCCCCGATGAGACAGCCCTCAAACTTGCTGTGCAAACAGTTGATCGTTCAGTGGTGTATCCGTTCAACCGATACCAATATCTGACCCCCGAATCAGTCCATGGGCCGCTCGAATCGGCGGTTGTTGAGCGGGAGTTCACGAACTCGGTTGGCGGCATGTTCGTCACCGACTGGGATACGTATTGGTTGTTGGGTGGGCAGGATGAACGGTTCCGGCGTTGGGGCGCAGAGGACAATGCGTGGTTTATGGCTGCGGACACTTTGGCGTCTGTGGAGCGTATTCCTGGTGTGGTGCGGGCGTTTGGTCATGATGCGGATCGGGATTTGTCGGTTTCGAATCCTGGGTTGTGTCGGCGTGAGTTGTATCGTTTTGCGCATGGGCGTCCGGAGTTGATGCGTGAGTTGATCCCTGAACCGAAGGTGTGCTGGAGTCCATGAGCGAATACGTCAAAGGTGCTCTATCAATCCCATCCCTGATCCTGATTATCGGCGCGATCGGGCTCATTGCGATCCTGTTCGTCTGCCTGATGGCAATGTTCAACTCTGTGAAATGGGTTGGGCCTTCGAAGATGTTCGACGACCAAGACAACTTCCGGCTGAGATACTTCACCAACCGAACATCTATGGCGAGCGCGATTCTTGTAGCGAACAGTGCGTGGAAGCTCCTGTGGGTTGGAGGCTGGGGAATCTATGTCACTCGCACCAATCGAGGCGGGTACCACGAGCAGACTCCTGTGCAGTCACGCCTTCATCGCGAACTTGATCGCACAGTGTCGGACGATTACCGGAAGTGGTTGGAGCAGTTCGACGAAGACGGAAACCTTGAGCCTTCCGAATAGGTTCATCTAGGCGTTGACGCCATTTGTTCTCCTTCGGGAGTGCCCACGGACTTCGGTCGCGGTGGGCTTTTCTTATACCCAAAACCAGGAGCAACCGTTGAATCCCACAACAGCATCAACCCTCGCCGCATACCGAGACGAACTCGAAGGCGCGAACTTCGCAGACGACATGGTCGTACATCTCGTGATGGACGCGGCCCGAGAACTGGTCGCCAATGAAGGGCTGACTGTCAAAGCTGCCGAACCTGAGTGCGGCGAGAACAAGACGGGCGAACCGGAAGACGCTCTACCCAAGGCGATCTTGAATGTCTATCAGTCGCTGTTTGACGACCAGAAGAAACGTGCTGACGGGATCGCATCGAAGGCGTACGGACATCAGATGCCGAACGTCGAAGACCTGATCGGACTCGGAAGCATGTTCATTATGGACAAGCCGTAACTCCCAGGTAGGTGATCGCATGAAGCTGTTCGTAGACAATGAACGCCCCGCACCCGAAGGCTGGGAACTAGCCAATACATCCGCCCACGCCCTCGAATACTTGGACTGGGCAAAGCGGCACGGCGAGACAATCCATGCGATCTCACTCGACCATGATCTGTCCACAGTCATGTACGAAGACGACACCACAAAGCCAGTGATGCTTTGGATGTGCGAGATGGACTGGTGGCCAACCGAACTGTACATCCACACCGCGAACCCCTGCGGCGAAGAATGGCTAGTCGGAATGGCAAAGCGATACGCGCCACAAGGAACCCTCAAAGGCTACGGCTGCAACTACTGGGGCACATGCAAATCGGACTCTGTCGAGCAACCCCAAGTTGAGTAGGTGATGGGTTGTGCTGACACCACGAGAAGCAGTAACCAACAAACTCGCATTCCTACGAACCCTCGATCGGGACAACTGGGACGGATACGGCGACCGCGCCATAACCCAAACAGCCTGCGACTACTACCAAAAAGTACTTGACCTCATCGACGACAAGTACCTCAGAGAAGCAGAACCCTGCGGGCACAACGGTGGACTGCACCTTGAGTGGGACAACGGCGACTGGGCATACACGGCAACCATCGAACACGACGGCTCACTCTGGCTGTTCGTTCTAGCGCCTGACGATGCCGAGGACAGTGCGCGGGAGATCGTCAATCCCCAACCCGCAGACCTCATCGCATTCATCCACGAAACAGCCACACCCAGGTAGGTGAACACAATGGTGACAATCAGCTACGCCATAGTCGGACACCACCAACGCGCCAAACAAGCACAAGCCCTATCCGCTCAACTCGGCGGCTGCCCCATCGCACTAGACGACGGCACCATAGGCCAAGGAACAAACCACGACCGAGCATGGGTCCTCGCCACAACAACCCCCGCCGACTACTGCTGCGTACTCGAAGACGACGCCATACCCGTCACCAACTTCCACCAACAAACACAAGCAGCACTCGCAGTCGCACCAACACCCATCATCAGCCTCTACACCGGCACAAGCCGCCCACCCCAATACCAACAACGCATAGCCAACGCACTCACAGCCGAAACACACTGGCTCACCTGCGAACAACTCATACACGCAGTAGCAGTAGCCATACGCACAGACCTCGTCCACGACATGCTCACCAACCTCGAATGCGCAAACATCCCAGCCGACTACCGAATCGGAACATGGGCACGCAACCAAGGCCACCTCATCTCATACAGCAACCCATCACTCGTAGAACACGACGACGGACCAACCCTCATCCAACACCAGGACGGGAAACCCAGAACCGAACCACGCAAAGCCTGGCGGTTAGGTAGCCGGCGCAAGTGGGCGGGATCTGTGACGGCGATGTGATTGTGCTGGTGAGGCAGGTATGTCCACCGGCGGGTGAACAACCACACCCCGCCACCTAATCCTCAGGAGACTGATGCCCACCCTTACCATGTACAGCCCCACCCTCACAGCAGTAGCCACCATCACTGGCATGTACGGAACAGCCACAGGGAAAGACTGGGAAGGCGACGGCTATCGCACCATTGAGTTGGAGCTTGTAGGAAAGCAAGTACCAGGAACCTATGCATCCTTCGGTGACCTACACACCCGAAGCTGGTGGCACATCACCGCATGGACCTACACACCCAGCAACGCAGACGGACACAACGGTGCATGGCACACCCCAACCGAAGGCCTCATCACCTACACACTCACACGTCTAGGTGACGAAGCAACCGCACTCGCAGACGCAATCATCACCGACCGCAACACCAACCAAGCACACACCATCGACAACAACATCAGCTTCCACGGACTCGGCGACCTCAAACCCGACACCATCAAACGCATGAACAAAGCAATCACCAACCAGCGCTGACCAACCCGAGGAGGTGAACCCATGGGGCAAGTGGACCGCAAGACCAATGGGCATCAATGGAGAAAAGCAAAAAACACCATCCTCAAAACCCAAACCTACTGCCACCTATGCGGACACACCGTCAACAAACAACTCCCAGCAGGGCACCCCATGGCCCCAGAAATCGACCACATCATCCCCCTAGCCCGAGGGGGAGCGAAGACGGCCCTGAGCAACCTTGCCCTCACCCATAGGTCGTGCAACCTCCGCAAGTCAGACGGCACCAACCAAAGACCAAAGCAACCCTTACCTACATCGCAGCGATGGTGACCCCCACCAGCCGAGTTGCAAGCCCCTGACCAGCTAAAACGTCGAAACTGTCGCATAACCGCAGGTCAAAGCCCTGACAAACCCAGCCGAGGGGCACCCCAACCCACCCCCACCCCCACGGCCCCCCTCAGGCAAAGGGCCGTATATATATATGAACTCTATTTCCACACGTGTTGTGGAAGCCATTCTTTCTTTGTTTCTATTTACGCTGTTCTGAGGTGGTTTCTTGTGTCGTTAGAGAGTGCCTCAGAGTTGGGGACAATGCTGGATTCGATGCGCGAGTTGAGGAAAATTCTTGCGCGTGCAATAGATGAATGTGAGTCCAAGCGTGACCTGGCTGCGCTCGCGAGTCGTTATGCGCAGGTGTGTGTGCATGTTTCTGAATTGGAGTCGAAGTTGCCTCCTGCGGAAGAATCTCCAGCTGATCGGTTCCAGGCGCGTTTGCTTTCTTTTGGTGGTGGTGCTGGATGATCGGTTCGCAGGTTCCGAGGATATCGTCTTTGCCTGTTGCTGGAGATGATAGGTATGGCGATGCTGTATCAGAGTTCTGTGCATCTTACGGTTTGATTCTGGATGAATGGCAAAGATTTGTTCTTCGCCATTCGCTTGGTAAGAATGGCGATAAGTGGGCTGCTTCTCGTATTGCGTTGTCGGTTCCGCGTCAGTCTGGTAAGACTGCGTTGTTTGAAGCTCGGGAGCTTGCTGGGCTGGTTTTGTTTAAAGAGGACGAGTTGATGATTCACTCGGCCCATTTGTATCCCACGGCAACTGAAGCGTTTTTGCGCCTGAAGGGCTATTTCGAAAACTACGACGATCTCCGAAAGCGTGTACGCCACATTCGGGACTGGAGTGGTAATCAAAGCATCGAGATGATGGATGGTCGTCGACTGAAGTTCTCGGCGCGTGCGGGCGGTCAGGGTCGAGGGTTCTCTTGCGACACGTTGCTTCTGGATGAGGCGCAGGATCTTTCGACTGAGGCGTGGGGGGACATGCTGCCTTCAGTGTCTGCGCGTAGAAACCCGCAAATATGGCTCGCGGGTACGCCTCCGTCGCCGAAGAATAATGCGGAGGTGTTTGGGCGGTTGCGTGATTCCGGCATCGCCGGCACTGACACAAGGTTGGCGTACTTCGAGTGGTCAGCGATGAAGGAAATGGATCCTGCTTCGGTCGATACGTGGGCTCTGGCGATCCCGGCGCTGGGTGGGCGCGTCCCTGTCGAGGTCGTAGAAGATGAGTACAACTCGATGGATCCGGAGCAGTTTGCGCGTGAACGGTTAGGGATCTGGGATGACAATATTCATTCGCAAGTGGTCAGGCAGGCTGCATGGCGGGAATGTGCAGTTTCGGTGTCTGAGGTTCCTACTGAAGGACTTGTCGCTTACTCGGTTGACATGAATCCAGATAGATCGATGGTCTCGATCGGCGCGGCTAGAGTGCGTGACGATGGAAGTTTTCACGTTGAGTGTGTCGAGAATGCATCTACTGCGCGTGGTCTGGATTGGGTAGTGGATTGGCTTGCAGAAAGGTGGAGTCTGGCGTCTGCTGTTGTGATCGATGGCCAGTCTCCAATTGCATCAATTCTTCCCGAGCTATCGGCCCGACGAGTTCGAACAACGGTTACTGGCTCTGGCGATATGGCTAGAGCGTGCGGGATGTTTGTTGATGCAGTTCATTCCGGAACTATGTCTCATTTTGATCAGCCACAGTTGAATGCTGCGTTGGCTGGCGCGAAGAAGCGGCCTATCGGGGCTGCTGGGGCGTTTGGGTGGGATCGGAAGTCTTTGGATATGGATATTACTCCGCTAGTGGTTGTCACTTTAGCTTCCTTCGGTGTGAAGACGAGTAAGCGAAAGCCTGGTCGAAAGTCGAAGGTGAGTTTTTAGATGAGTGGTTTGAATGTGCCGGGTTTGCGGCATGATGAGCAGAACACGTTGGATAAGTTGATGGCGGTGTGGTTGGAGAAGCAGGAACGTAATCTGCTTCGGACGACCTATTTTGATACGCAAAATTTGTTGAAGGATTTGAAGATTTCGTTGCCGCCTCAGTTGGCGAAGGCGGAGGCGATGTTGGGTTGGCCGGCGAAGGCTGTGTATTCGTTGGGTTCTCGGTGTTCGTTTGATGGGTTTGTGGTTCCTGGTGAGGATCAGGATCCGTTTGATCTGTCTGGGGTGTTGGCGGACAACGATATGGATATTGAGTTGCCGCAGGCGATTACGTCGGCGTTGGTGCATGCTGTCAGCTTTTTGACGGTGACGAAGGGTGACACTGAGGCTGGCGAGCCTGAGGTGTTGGTGTTGGCACGGTCAGCTCAGCACGGTGCGGGGTTGTGGGATCGGCGGCGGCGGCAGTTGTCTGCGGCGTTGGCGATTGTGGCTGTTGATGATTCGGGTGATCCAACTGAGTTGGTGATCTATTTGCCGGAGTCGGTGGTGACGTGCACGAAGTCTGCGAAGGGTTGGGCTGTTTCTCGGCAGGCGAATCCGACGAAGCGTGTGTTGGTGTCGCCGTTGGTGTTCAGGCCGGAACTTGATCGCCCGTTTGGGCATTCCCGCATTTCTCGTTCGGTGATGGGTTTGACGGATGCTGCGATTCGTACGGTTGTGCGGTCGGAAGTTGGCGCTGAGTTCTTTTCGACGCCGCAGAGGTATTTGTTGGGTGCGGATGAGGATGCGTTCGCTGGCAATAATCGGTGGGATGCGTTGGTTGGCCGGTTCTTGGCGATCGGCAAGGATGAGGATGCGGATGTTCCGACTGTGGGGCAGTTCCCGCAGATGTCGATGACACCGCATGGCGACCAGTTGCGCATGTTCGCTGGGATGTTCTCGGGGGAGACGGGTGTCCCGTTGTCTTCGTTGGGCATTGTGCATGACAATCCGGCTTCCGCTGAAGCTATTTATGCGGAGAAGGAAGACATTGTGATTGAGGCGAATGCGGCGAATCGGGTGTTCGGTTCGGGTGTTCGTAATGCTGCGGTGTCTGCGGTGATGTTGCGGGATGGTTTGGATTCTGTTCCGGATGAGTTGAAGAAGTTGCAGTCGAAGTGGCGTAATCCTGCTACTCCGTCTGTGGTTTCGGCTTCTGATGCGTTGGTGAAGCAGGTGGCGGCGATTCCGTGGCTTGCTGAGTCTGATGTGGCGTTGGAGGCGTTGGGTTATGACCAGACGACGATTACTCGGTTGTTGTCTGATAAGCGGCGTGTTCAGGGCCGTCAGCTGATTGAGGGATTGAGTCTGGCTGCCCGATCAGCTTCAGTCACGCCGGAGGTGTAGGTGCCGACTCCGGATGATGTAGAGGCCTTTCGGATGGCATCTAAGAATGTCGTCGCTATCGCCAAGCGTGAGTTGATCGCGTTCTGGTCGGCGCTCGATCTATCGGATCCGGCGCAGGCGCGAGATTTGTTGTTGACCTTCATGTCTGACTTGAACGACAGGTACGGCAATGTAGCTTCAGCAGTCGCGGCTGATTGGTACGAGGAGTTGCGCGATGCAGCTCCAGCGAAGGGCCAATATCGGGCGACTGCCACGGGCGCTGTCCCAGATGCTCAGGTCCAAGCAAGTGTCCGGTATGGCGCCTCGTCGTTGTGGACCCCGGACGCTGCGCCGACGTTGAGGCATCTACTTGGCGTCACTGACAGGTTTGTGAAACAGGCTGCAAGGAATACGGTTGCTCGATCGGTACGTGGCGACAAGGGGGTCACGTACAGCCGTGTCCCGTCCGGGACAGATACGTGCGCTTTCTGCCTTGTCCTTGCGTCACGTGGGCCTGTCTACGAGTCTCGTGAAAGCGCGAAGTATCGGGCTGATGGGGACAAGTATCACAACGATTGCGATTGTGTTCCTACGCCTTCTTGGGGGGGCGATGACCTACCCGAAGGGTATGACCCAGAGGGGTTGTATCAGTCGTATCTGACGGCGAAGGGTAAGGCGGATTCTGGTTCTACGAAGGACATTCTGGCCTCAATACGCCAACTGTCCGGTAGTCACTAGTTCCTCTGTTTGAAAACTGTTTTACATGGGCCTCCACGGCGATTGTGGGGGCCTTTCTTGTTGCGGCGCGATGCTGCTCCCGAATTTTTGAAAGGTGGATGCCGAGATGGCTGACACGACTGAATCGAATGTTGTTGCTACTGATGCTGATGCGGCGACCGTACTTGGTACTGCGACAACTGTTGCCGAGCCTGCGGTTGAGGCCGCAAAGACTGTTGAGCAGGCCTCTGACGACCTGCTCGGCGAAGCTGGGAAAGCTGCTCTAGTCGCTGAACGTGAGGCACGTAAGGAAGCTGAGCGGACACTGAAGCCGGCGAATGCCCGGCTTCAGGAGTTCGAGGACAAGGACAAGTCCGAACTCGAACGTAAAGACAGCACGATCGCGGCGATCACTCAGGAACGGGACGAAGCGACTTCGGCTCTGCTCCGCTATGAGGTCGCGGCTGAGAAGGGCATCCCTGCTGATGCTTTGCCGTTGCTGTCGGGTTCTTCTCGTGAAGAGCTTGAGGCTAAGGCTGATTCGATTCTCACTTTGATCGCTAAGAAGCCTTCGGGTCCTGTTGTGCCGAATGAAGGCACGGCGCCGGATACGGGTTCGACTGCTGATCATCTTGCCCGCCAAATCCTGCTGGGCTAAATCTACTTTTAGGATGTAACAAAATATGGCTACTAACACCAACGCTATTCTCACTTCGGGAGCTGGCGGTTCGAAGACCCTGCCCGTTAATGTGGCGCAGGACATTTGGAAGCGCGCACAGGCTGGGACGATCATCCCGTCGCTGTCGACTTCTACCCCGATCATTCTCGGTGACAACACGTTCCCGACTCTGACTAAGCGGCCTTCGGCGTCGATCGTTGGCGAAGGCGCCAACAAGCCTGACAGTGTCCTTGAGGTTGGAGCGAAGACGATTCGCCCGATCAAGGCTGTTGTCGGTCTCGAGTTCACCATGGAAGCGGTTCTCACCAACCCCGCGGGTGTTCTTGGCCTGATGACTGAGGAACTTTCCTCGGCACTGGCACGCCAGATCGACCTTGCTGTTCTGCATGGCCGTGAAGCGTCTTCGGGTGCCGCACTGACTGGTGGCAACGAGTTCATCAACCAGACCACCAATCGTGTCACTCTGTCGCCTACCAATGTCGACAAGTCGATTTGGGATGGCTACGGCCAGGTTGTGAACACTGCCGGCGGCAACTTCACTGGCCTTGCTCTCGATCCTCGCCTGGTTTACCAGATCGCGAATGACCGTGATGACAAGGGCAACCGCCGTAACCCTGACATCCAGATTGGTACGGCTGTCACATCGTACGCTGGCCAGCAGGTCGCAGTGACCAAGGGCGTTTCCGGTCAGGTGGATGCTTCGGCTGATACCGGCGTCCGCGGCTTCGGTGGCGACTGGGATTCGTTGCGTTTCGGCTACAACCTGTCGATCCCGGTGAAGAAGATCGAATACGGCGATCCGTTCGGCAATGGCGATCTGCAGCGCCGTAACGCTGTCGCTTACCTGACTGAGGTCATCTTCGGTTGGGTCATCATGGACAAGAACTCCTTCGTCGCTTATGACGCTGCTCCTGCCGGGAGCTAACCATGGGGTACGCGACCGTCTCTGATTTGGAGTCACGGTGGCGACCACTCGAAAGCGCTGAGGCTGTGACGGCCTCAGCGCTTCTTGAGGATGCGGCTGTGATGATCCGTGCGGCATGTCCTGACGTTGATGTGAGGATTGATGCGGGCTTGTTGGATCCTGCGGTTCCGGTGATTGTGTCGTGCCGGATGGTGAAGCGGGCGATGTCTGCGCCTGACGGGTTCGAGGGAGTGTCGGGGTTCAATCAGTCTGCGGGGCCTTTCTCCCAGAACTTGTCGTTCGCTAATCCGGCGGGGGATATGTGGTTGGGGAAGCCTGATCGGAAACTGTTGGGTTGTTCCACTCAGCGTGCGTTCATGGTGGATTTGTTGCCTCCTGTTGTGGAGGAACTTCCGTGACTGTTGCTCGCTTGAAGGTGTTGACCCATAAGTGGGCTGGGCTCGGGGAAGACGCACACGGCAACGAAATTGAGTCCTGGGATGCGCCGGTTGAGCAGCTCGCTTACGGCTGGTCGACACCGAATTCGACTGAACCGAAAACTGTCGGCGAAAACCGGGTACTCGTTCAGGTTGAACTGTTGACCCCTGAGGGGTTTGAGATCGGCCCAAGAGACAAGGTTTCTTTGCCGGGGCAGGGGGAGTTGATGGTGATCGGGTTTCCTGAGGATTTCAACAATGGCCCGTTCGGGTTTCGTCCTGGGTTGGTTGTGAATTTGCGGAGGGCTGATGGCTGATCTGATTGTGAAGGATTCGTTCGGCGAGATCCTTAGCTTTCCCGGTGCGATCGCGAAGGTTGATCCGGACGGCGGCACCAACAACCTCGAAATCTATCCTGCCGCCGGCGGCGAGTGGATTGCCTGCTTCCAAGAAGGACAGTGGGTTTCGTGGAGGTCTGATGCCTAAGATGCGTGTTCAGTTCGTCCCTGGCGCTTTCCGGGCGTTGCGTTCTGAGCCTGGCGTGGTGGGGGATCTTGAGGCGCGCGCCCGCAGAGTTCAAGCTGCTGCAGCTCAAACGCATGGCGGCACTTACATGCTGAGTACTCGGATGGGTTTAGCTAAGCCTCAGGGTCGCTGGCGCACTTCGGTTGTTACTGCTGATCATCGGGCGATCCGGAAGAACGCGAAGTACAACACACTGCTGAAGGCGTTGTCGTATGGGCGCGGGTAGGAAACCGGCACTGTCGGTGGCGATTGCGCTGCTGAAGTCGAAGCAGCCGGTGCGGGTTGTTGGCACTGTGCCGGCTACTCGTCCTCCGGTGTTTGTGCGGGTCGATTTGGCGGATGCGAATCGCTCGAATTTGGTGACGGTGAAACCGATGCTGATTTTTGAGTGCTGGGCGTCGAACAGTGTTGCGGCTGAGGAGTTGGCGAACTCGATCGCTGATGTTTTGGAGTCTTGCGAGGCTGAATCGGTGGTCTATAAGGACGCTGCTGGTGTTGATCGGCGTGCGTGGATCAATTCGGCGGAGATTGTGTCTGATCCGCGGCCGTTTGATGATCCGGATCCGGCTATCTCTCAGTCTCGTTGGCAGGTTGTTGCCGAGCTGGGTATCGCCACAAATCAATAAAGAATCGTTGTTGAGTTGCCCTGCGCCTGTTCGGTGTGGGGCTTCTTCTATTTGAGGAGTAAGCCGTATGGCTACTGATGTTACTAAGGTCCATGTCCCGAATCCTCCGAAGGTTAAGGGTGTCATTCATTGGGCGCCGCTTGGCACTGCGCTGCCGACCACTGCGTCTGAGGCTCTAGCCGCAGCGTTCAAGAGCCTGGGCGGCATCTCCGATGCTGGTGTCACCAAGACCCAGGGCCGCGATGTCACGAAGGTGAAGGACTACGGCGGAGACGTTATCGCAACGCCGCAGTCCGACTACTCGAACACCTTCAAGGTGACGTTCGTGGAGTCCACCAACCTTGAGGTTCTGAAGGCGGTGTTCGGTTCGGGCAACGTCACTGAGACTGCTAACGGTTTCATTGTTGACGAGAACTCGGATCCGCTGCCTAAGAGCGTGTTTGTCACTGATCATCTGCTTGGTGCGGATGGTTTGCGCCGGCAGATCGCTGCTATCGCGCAGCCTACGAGTGTTGGTGATGTGGTGTATGTCCACAACGACATCGTCAAGTACGAGGTCACGTTTGAGGCGTTCCCGTTCGTGGCTGACGGCAAGAAGTTCAATGTCCGCGAGATCACTGAGTTCGGCGTTTCGGGCTCCTAGTTGAACCTACCCGGTGAGTGTTTGTTTCTGACCAGGCCTGCCCTCACCGGGTGGGACTAGGGCCTGGTCCCCACAATCTTTGTAAAGGTCTGGTCCCCGCATGGTTTTCCGTATTACTGGCGCGCATGATCCGAAGGTGCAGTTGGAGTTTGAGGTTCCGCTGGCTGACGGCAAGGTTCTTGAGTTCGTTGTCCCTAAACTGCAGTATCTTCCGACTGCGAAGTCTGAACTGTTCGCGAAGTGGGTTGAAGAGAACCTGGACAGTGAAGCGAAGTCGGATGTGTTGAGCACGAAGAAGTTGCTCGAATTGTCTACTTCGGCTGCGACGTTCAAGGTTCTGGACAAGCTGACTGCGGGCGAGATCCGAGAGATCGGTGACTACTGGCAGGAACAGTCGAAGATCACGCCGGGGGAATCCTCGGCCTCAGACGACTCCTAGACGAGCACTCTGGGGCCATCGAGTACGACCTGCTGTGTCGGGGTTTCCATTTGGAGGACATCGGGACTGCTGTGTTGTCGTGGCATGAGTTGCGTGTGCTGATTCGTTATGCGCCTCCGTCGCCGGATCAGGCGTTGTATCGGGCGCAGAATCCGAAGTCGTGGTGGTGGACACCTGATTTCGATATGTGGTCGTTGCTGCTGTTGTCGTTGCAGGGGGCGAACTGGCAGAGGTCTGGCGGCGATGAGGCTTCGCGTCCGCAGTTGTTGTCTCGGCCTTTGGAGGATCGGGAATCGGCTGTGGTTGTTGAGGATCCGGATGCTGTGCCTGTGGATGAGATTGCGGATGAGTTGGCGCGGCGTCGGAAACAGATTTCGGCGTAGCGCTTTTGGGGGAGGTTCTGCATGGCAGTTGAATTGGCAACTGCGTATGTGTCACTAGTTGTTGACACTAAACAGATTCCTGGGCAAGTCCGTACCGCACTCGGTGCAGCCGAACGAGGCGCGGACAGCACAGGCAAAAACATAGGCTCAAAAATGTCGTCGGGACTTTCGACAGCATTGAAAGCCGGCGTACTAACCACTGGTGTAGCTGTGGGCGGACTGCTCGCAGCGTCACTGGTGAAGGGTATGGGTCGTCTCACCGCGATCGATACCGCTGAAGGCAAACTCCGCGGTTTGGGTCACTCGACTCAGTCGACCGCGAAGATCATGGATTCCGCTTTGGCGTCTGTGAAGGGTACTGCTTTCGGTTTGGGTGATGCTGCGACTGTGGCTGCTTCGGCAGTTGCTGCGGGTATCGCTCCGGGTAAGGAGTTGACGAAGTATCTGTCGTTGACTGGTGATGCTGCGACGATTGCGGGTTCGTCTCTTTCTGAGATGGGTTCGATTTTCAATCAGGTTCAGGCGTCCGGAACGGTTTACACGGATACTTTGAATCAGTTGTCGGACCGCGGCATTCCGATTCTGCAGTGGTTGCAGGCGGAATATGGTGTGACTGCTGAGGCTTTGGCGAAGATGGTCAAGGGCGGCGAGGTTGATTCCGCGACGTTCATGAAGGTCATCTCCGAGAATATTGGTGGCGCGGCTCTTGAGTCGGGTAACACTGTTGTTGGCGCTTTTGAGAACGTCAAGGCTGCGATGGGCCGTCTTGGTGCGGCTGCTTTGGGTCCTGGGTTTGAGCGTTTGCCTGGCCAGATGGCGTCTATTACTACGGCGTTGGATGATACGGCGAAGTCTGTCGGCCCGTTGGCTAAGGCGTTCGATCATCTGTTGTTTGATGTGATGTTGCCTGAAAACTTTGACGCCGGCGCGTTTCTGTCTGGTGTCACGACGACGGTGTTGAACAATTCGACATCAGCGATCAACAAGTTTTCGGCGTGGGTTCAGGGCGATCTTCCGGGGCTGATCGATTCCGGCAAGGCGAAGATCTCGGAACTGTTTTCTCTCTCGGGGGTTGATGGTTCGTGGGATCGCCTTGTCGGTGTGTTCCACACGTTGGTTGGTGTGGCGAAGGATGCTGCTACCCCAATTTTGGGGATTGCTACTTCGTTGGCTGCGGCGTCTGGTGCGTTGGGTGTGTCTTCGTGGCAACTGTTTTTGTCGGCTCTTGAGGCTGCTGCGACTGTTGCGGATGCTGTTCTGGTTCCGGCGTTGAATGGTTTGTCGGGGTTGATGGCTGGTAACACTATGGCTTTGGCGGCGTTGGCTGCCGGGTTCTTGGTGTTCCGCACGTTCCCTGGGTTGATGGCTCGGGTGACTGGCGCTGTTGCTCCGATGCGGGCGGGTATTACGTCTGCTGCTACTTCGGTGGCTACGTCGACTGCTGGTATGCGTGCCGGGTTTACGGCGATGTCTTCGGATATGCGTCGGTTGGCTCCGCAGATCGGCACTGTCGGTGCTGCGATGCGCACGTTGGGTACGCATTCTTCGACGATCCGTTCTATGCAGACGTCGTTTATGGGTGCGTCTACGGCTGCTGGCGGGTTTTCTGCGGCTGCTCGTATTGCTGGCGGGTCGGCGTTGTCTGGTTTGAAGTCGGGTGCGTCTGCAATTGCTGGTGTGGTTGGCGGTCCGATGAATGCGGCGCTGATGGTTGGTGCTGGGCTGCTGATTTCGTGGTTCTCGAATGTGCAGAAAGCTAAGGCAAATGTTGATGCTTACGAGAAGTCGTTGCTTAATGTGGCGAAGGCTCGTAATGATTTGACGCTGGCTTTGCTGAGCAATGGCGGCAATGTCGATGACAGTGCTTTGACGAACTTGTCGAATCAGGTCACTGAGATCACTGGGCAGTTCGAGTCTTTGGGCAAGAACGATGCCAAGTGGAACAATGTTGCGTCGGACATTTTCGGCGACATGTTCGGCCTCGATGGTCCTGACGGAGATATTTCCGGGGACATGGACCGGATCGCTCAGGCGAACAAGGACGCTAAGGCCGCGATCGATGAGACTGGGTTCTCGGCGGAACGTCTTGCGGGAATCATTTCCGGTTCGCAGAGCGACTTCGATCTGTTCACTTCGGGGTTGCGGGAGTCGGGCACGGGCGGCGAGATGGCCGCACAGAAGTTTGAGGAGGCGCGACAGAACCTTCTTGACATTCAGGAAGCTGCGCGCCGTGTGACTCCGGGTATGGCGGAGATCGCTGAGCAGTTCAACATCATGGCGGATGGTGCGTCTTCGGCGGATCAGAAGTCTTCGGCGTTGAAGCGGACGTTGGACATTCTTGCGGGTGTACCTCCGAACCTTCAAGAGTCCATGGCGGCATACAACCAGATCGTTCGCGATGTGGCGAAGTCTACTGCTGAGGCGATGGACCAGACTGCTGGCTTCGGTCAGGAGTTGTTGAACGCCGACGGTTCAGTCAATTCGAGCACTGAGAACGGCGCTGGGCTGCTGAAAACGTTGATGGGCATTCGTGATGCGACTGCTGATGCTGCTGCTTCTGGCGGCGACATGGGCAAGGTTTTCGCGGACAACCAGACGATGTTTGAGCAGCTGGCTACGCAGGCTGGTGTGTCTGTTGATGAGATCCGGAATGCGATTGGTTCGTTGGGTTATGACCAGCGGGTTATTCAGCTTTCGGCGGTCATGGAGGGCGCGGATCAGGTCACCAAGGATTTGGGTGGCATCTGGTCTGCGATGCAGTTCATTAAGCCTGGTGAGCCTAAGGTCATTGAGGTTGCGGCGCTCACTGAGGACGCTCAAACCCGTTTGAATGAACTGGGTTTCAAGGTTGAGAAGATCACTCAGAATGGTGTCACCACGTTCAAGGTGACTGCTGATTCTGAGGATGCGATTGTTGGCCTTGATGCGATCATGGCGAAGATTTCGCAGGTTGGTGGGGTCAGTGCTGTTCCGAAGATCGATTTGGATACAACGTATTTCGATTTGAATGAGCAGAAGTCGCAGCAGTTGTTGGACATTTTGAATGCTCAGACTGCTACGCCTGGCGCTGATCTGCTGATTGACAAGCTCATGGCAGGTAAGGACATTTCGGTTCGCGAGATTACTGATTTGTCTCAGCGGATCGCTAATCCTGAGGTGCGCCTGGCTATTGAGCAGGCATTGCGTGACGCCGGCATTGTCAATACTGCATTGGACAACGCGGCGAAGAACCGCAATGCAACTATCACTGTTCAGTACAACGAGATCCGTGCTGCTGCACAACAGTATGGCGCGTTCTCGTCTGAGGCGGCGGCGGAGATGTTGCGTCAGCAGCGGGGCTATTTCGCTGGCGGGCGCCTGCCGGCGTATGCGACTGGTGGGAAGCTGCCGACCACAGGACCCGGAACCAACATGGTTGACGGGTTCCTCGGAGTCGGCGCGGACGGTGTGCCACGAGCCCGACTCGACAAGGGCGAATGGGTCATCAACGGCCGATCCTCCGACAAGTACGACCGGGAACTAGCGGCAATCAACGCCGGCACATTCCCGAAACTCCCCGGATACGCCGAGGGTGGACGGAACGGCATCGACGCCGCACTAGGCGCAGGACGCTCCGTCGAAGGCAACAAATACGTTTGGGGCGGAACCGGACCCACAGGATTCGACTGCTCCGGATTCGTCGGATGGCTCCAACAAATCGTGATGGGCGTAGTCGGCTCCACAAAGCGGCTGTACACCACATACAGCATCCTCGACGGGGCACTAGCAGGACTACAACCAGGACTCGGGCCGGCAGGAACACAATTCCAGGTCGGTGTGTCGCAGGAACATATGGCTGCGACTATCGCCGGTCAGGCCGCGGAGTCGGGTGGCGCTCACGGAACATCAGGTATCGGCGGGGGCAGGGCGAACGCTCAGCACTCGCAGTTCCCGAACAAGTATCACCTCCCGAACTCGATGATCGCCGGATGGAATGAAGCGCAAGGCGTCACAGGCGGCGGCACTACGAGTGAGATGACGTGGACGGACAAGCAGGAACTTGACCTGCAGTCCGCGGACATCGCTGTTCAGCAGGCGAAGGAAGCCCGCGACAAGGTTTACGCCGACGAGAAAAAGTCGGAAGCTGACCGTGCGCAGGCAGACATCAAAGTTCAGCAGGCCGAACAGAAAGTCATCGACCTTCAAGCCAAAAAGGATGAGGCTTCTACTTCCACGAAGAAGGGTCCGTCTCCGCAAGCTCCTGGGTTGGCTAAGGCTTACTCGGAGGAGGAGATGGCGCGCCTCGAAGCGCAGATGCAGGTCGATGATGCTGATGAGCGTCGTAACGATGTGTATGCGGATCCTGAGGCGTCTGCGAATGATCGTTTGCGGGCCGATTTTGCGTTGCAGAAGGCGCAGGAAGAGTTGGCTGCGGTCGGCAAGAAGAAGGACTCCGCTGCTGGCGACTATTCCTTGAAGGGGATTCTGAAGTCGTTTGCGACTAAGGCTTTGGATGCTGTGTTCACTGGCATCGAGGGTCAGGATTACTTCGGGTTGACTCAGTCTCGTTGGTGGTCAACAGATTTTGCTTCGCTGATTCCTGAGGTTGATGGGGTGAATGCGTCTCAGTCTGAGATCGCGGGGCAGTTGCCTGTCACTCCGGGGACTGGGAATTGGGTTGCTGATCTGTTGAGGACCGGCGATTTTCAGAGTGGTTCTCCTGTGGAGGAGGACAATCCGGCGATTGCGGCGTTGTTGGGTGCGCGGTCGTTGGTGGTTGATGGTGATTTCACGCGGAATGTTCGTGATGCGACTGGGCTTGAGGAGGATTCTCCGATTGTTCAGGCGTTGTTGCGGGCTAAGGGTGTGAAGGCGCCGAAGGTTTTTGATGATGGTGGTTGGTTGATGCCTGGTGAGATGGGTATCAATTTGTCTCAGCGTCCTGAGCCGATTTTTAATTCGCCGGGTCAGTTGCAGGCGTTTGCGGGTTCCACTCTGGCGCCTGCTGCTCCAGCTCCTCAGCCGATTGACGCGAGCATCAATTTCAACGCTCCGGTGTCTACCAACAATATCGAAGAGTTCAAGCGCGAGATGCGATTCGAGTCCAAAGTCCGGTCGCGTTCATACAGCAGGAGGTGACGTGCCAGAGACAACGGTCGAAATAAGAAGTCCAGACGGAGATTGGACAACGCTCCTCGGTCCCTCGAAAGGGGATCGGGGAGTTTTTTTGGGCGAAGACATCGAAGGACTATTCGATGACGAACCTAGCGAGGGCATCTACAACAGTCACGCATTCCAACGAGGGGCAACCTTCGGGGGAGTGCGTATCGACAAAAAGGATGTCACCTTCGATGCGCTGATCACAAACACTGCGGACGCCACGTGGCAGGAGAATTACTCCGCGTGGCGCCGCTCGTGGTCGCTGAAGCGTAAGACTCAAATGTGGGTCGAGACTGAAGGTTCCCGCAGATGGATCGATGTGCGCCTAGCGAAGCACATGCGGGTGGTCGCTAAGATCGATCCGAACAAGAACGAGTATGGCGTTGTTTCGATGTTCTGCGTTGCGGAGGATCCGTCATTTCTTGAACCTGATGCGACTGATTCTTGGGTGTCTACTGTTGACACTCTCGGCGGGGGAACAACTTCCGGGACTGTCACCGTATCGAACCCTACTGATACTGATCTGTGGTTGAAGTGGGTACTTCAGGCGTATCCGGGTGCGGTCTACACGCTGCCCGATTTCTCGTTCGGCGATGACAGGTTCGAGCGGGCAACTGCCGATGCGGGTCGGCGAATTGTGATGCCTCCTCTGCTCGCTGGTGAGCACATCCGTGTTGACACGGATGAGGAAGCACTGCAGGTCGTTTCGAACATCGATACCCAGGTGTACATCCGCATGAAGGGTGTCAGCTTCCTGTACCCAGTTCCGGCTGGCACCAAGAAGTTGGAGTTGCCAGTGTCGGTGTCGAAGGCGCCGGCGGGTGTCGGGGTTCAGGTTCGTTGTCCGCGCAAGTGGTCGAGCGGAATGGGCTTATGACATCAGTAGAAACCATCGACTTTGATGCCGTATTCAAAGACATCACAGATCGCTTGGAGGCGGAGAAGGAACACCGGCTAGTTCCGCCAGAGGTACGACTGTTTGACGGGGACTGGAACTTTCGCGGGTTTGTGAAGCGAGAGATCAAGGCGTCGTTCCAGACGATCAACAATGAAGTGGGTCAGGGGATCCTTGAACTTCCTCAGGACTACTACCTGTCGCGGTGGATGGCTGACATTTATGGGCGCCAGACCACGAACATTCACATCACGGTCGATAAGGATGGCGCTCGGTGGGGCGGAAGGCTTGAAGAGCTTCTGGTCATAAAGGGTGAAGATGGCCGAAAGATTGTGCGTGCCATCTTCACTCACGACCAAGCTGAACTCAAGCACCTGCTGGCGTATTCGAATCCGTGGTTGCCTCCGGAGATTCAGTTTCCACGTATGTGGGTGGTGTTCGGGCGCTCTCGTTGGGCATGTAAGACAACCTTGTTGGCGAACATCATGCGCGTCGAGTCGTCGATTTGGGCGATGCCTGACAATCCGTTGGATCCGACGAAGTGGAATAACTTCGATCAGTCGACTTGGTCGCAGGTGGTCAAGCCAGATTTGGAACCTGACAACAGTGTGTCTGGGCTGGTGGTCTCTCGTTTCAAAACTGTTTTTGATGCAACGAAGGATGTTGTTGCTGATGGTCAGTTGTCGTGGGAATCGCGCCGGTATCTGAAGGATATTGATCCTCCTCCGTGGCCAGGTGCGAACCTGCGAAACGGTTGCCTTGTCTGGGATTTGGTGGACAAGTCAGGTTGGACAACAGGTACCTCCTTTACGGGGAATCTGTTCTCCGGCTTGGTTCATGAGTTGACCAACATTGGTTCTGATGGCCTTACTCAGAACACTGAGGTTCTGCCGGATCCGAACATTCCGAATGCAGCGTTGCAGCCGGGGTACAAGGGTTCAACGGCTTCTATGCCTGGTGTCATTTACCGCGAGGGCGAGCATTCTGGCATTCAGTCTTCTGAGTTCTCGTGGAAGCCTGCAACTGCGGTTGGTGTTGTCGCGGGCGGGCATTCGATGCCTGGTGTGAATGAGCTGATTTCTGCCGCAGTGCAGATGGTTGGCGACCTCACTGCCATGATTCCGGGTGTTCCACCGCTTGGCGGTGTGGCTGACGCAGTGCTGAAACCGCTATATACGGATGTGTTTCTGGCGTTCGGCAAGTGGAAGAGCCCACAACGAGCGCAACGCCTGGGTTGGTCTCACTACCACGAGAAGTGGGCGGACGGGGCCGACTCTGCGTACACGCTCGCGTGGCTGCTTGCCATGCGTAAAGGCATGTGGGAGACGAGGGAATGTACTCGTCACACCCTTGTCATTGCTGATGGGGCGCCGTACAAGATCGGGCAACGCGGCCACGGGCATTTCTATCTCGGGGACCGGATTGGTTCAGTTCCCGGCGGGGTATTCGGCGCTGGCATGGTGTTCGTTGATCGCGTTTCGGAACTGACGCTTGCGTGGGAACGGGGCGTCACACCGAATTGGAAGATCGTTATCGGCGCTCGGGAAGAAGAAGATCCGATCGCTGAGGCGGTTCAGCGGCTACAAGATGTTCTCGGGATGCTCCGAGATTTAGGGGTGCTCTAGTGAGTTTCTGTAGTTATGAGGCGTGCCAGCCAGAGGAGGGTGTGGAGCCTGATCCGAAGCAGGTGTTTCAGTGGGCGTTTCAGTCTTTGCCGTTTGCTGGTTCTACTCCGCTGCTTGTGCAGCCGGAGGTTCGGCCGGAATGGTCTGAACTGTTTTGGGATTTGGGTTTTCGGCATCATCCGGAGTTGCAGACGAAGCGGATCGTTGCGCCGATTATGGGGCAGCGTAATGCGATGAATGGCGCAGTGATGGTTGTTGATCGTGATGATCCGGATCCGACGCCTGAGGTGATTCAGGATCCTGCGACGTTGACGGCTGAGGCTCGCGAGTTGCAGCTGAATGAGTATCGAAAGTTGGGGTTGATTCCTCCGTGGGATCGCCCTGTTGAGGGTGCTGAGGTTGTGTGTGGCCCTTTGTTTGATCCGTCTGAGCATCAGCCGGCGACGGTGAATGGTTATTTGATGGGGGCGTCTGAGGTTGAGCGCAGGCGGGTTGTTGCTGCGGAGATGGCGGGGAAGAACCGTGGCCGCATTCTGTCGAATTGGAAGGGGTACTGATGAAAGTTCTTGACCATCAATACACCGTCCAGGAAACAGGCTATTGGTGCGGACCAGGATCAACGCAGATCGTTCTCACCTGCCGCGGAATCGATGTCGCCGAACAGCAACTCGCATACGAACTCGGAACACACACAGGCGGCACCGACTGGATCGGGCAGATCACGAAAGTGCTGGCAGCTCGAACAGGGCAGCCGTACATAACTCGTGAGATGCCGAACGATCCACCGACACGGGCACAAACTGACCTGTTGTGGAATGACATTCGAGCGAGCATTGACGCTGGTTGCGGGTTGGTGGCGAACATTGTCGCGCCGGCCAACAATCATCCGCCGGGATATCCGAATTACACGATCTACCACTATGTGGCGATTGTCGGTTATGACGAGAAGAACGGCGTTTATGTGGCGGACCCTGCGAGGTTCGGCGGGATTGAGCATTACTGGCTGTCGTTGGAGAAGATGGCGTCGCTGATTTGCCCGAAGGGTTACGCTGCTGCGCCGGCAGCGGTCCAGCCTGGCCCTGCTGTTGATGCGTGGCTCCCTGTGTTGGAGCAGCTGGTTGGGCCGGTGCGCTGATGGATGCAAACACTTTGGCGCAGGTCATGGGCAATCGGGTGTCCGCGGCTAGGTATGCGGAACTGTGCCCAGCTTTCAATGCGGCGATGATTCAGGCGGGTTGCACAACTGAACGTCGGGCAACGATGTGGTGCGCTCAGGTCGGCCATGAGTCTGGCGGTTTGCAGTGGATGGAAGAAATCTGGGGTCCTACTCGTGACCAGCTCACATATGAGGGTCGTGTCGAGGGTCTTGGAAACACTCAGCCTGGGGACGGTTTCCGGTTCAAGGGGCGTGGCCCGATCCAGATCACAGGACGCTACAACTACAGCAAGGTTTCGGTGTGGGCGCACAGTAAGGGGTACGTCCCAACTCCGACTTACTTTGTGGATAACCCAACTGAACTGTCGAATCCGACGTATGGGTTCCTTGGCGCCGTCTGGTATTGGACTGTTGCCCGGAACATGAACGGGTACGCCGACATTGATGATCTGCGTGGGGCTACGCAGGCTGTCAACGGTGGACTTAATGGGCTCGCGGACCGTGACGCTTATTGGCGGCGCGCAGGCAATGCGGGGGCCGCGATTCTTCCCACTCAATCAAATCTAGGAGGTAGCCCTGTGGGCACACCTGAACTTGTACAAGACCAATTGTCGGGGCCGAGCGGTCAGGGTTGGCCGATTCTCGGCGCGTCGAAGGTTGCGCCTGAACGTGCAAACACTGTCGTTGAGGCTTTGGCGGAGGTGCGGGATGCTTTGACAGCTCCGCAGCCGTCTCTGATTAATCCTGATGTGGCGTTTGATCCGGTGACGTATTGGCGCCTCATTGATGCTTCTACGTATCGCACGGAGAAGGCTGTGGAGAAGTTGACTGAGCAGGTTGCGCTGTTGGTCAAAACTGTTGGGGGTAAGTGATGTCGAAGTTTGTGGGGGCTTTTCCGCAGCTCCGTATCGTGATCTATTCGGTGGTGACTGCGATTCTGGGCAGTTTGGTGATTGCGGGCGTGGTGACTGAGGGGCAGTCGAACAACATTCTGTCGTATGTGGGTATGGCGTTGGGTGCGTTGGCGTCTCTGCTTGCTGTGATGAATGTTGATAAGGCGAAGCCGGTTTCGGGTTCTGTCGAGCAGGTGGTTGTTTCTTCGCCGGCTGATGTGGCGGCTTCGGTGCAAGCACGGTTTGAGCAGGCGCAGAGGGCTTTCGCGCCTTCGGTGGATGGTGCTCGCGCTGAGGTTGAGCGTGTTCTCGGGCAGCGTCCGAGGTGATGTTTGCGTGAGTTTTTGTCGGTGTTACCCCTAGAAGGTATCGGCGTGGTGGGCATCCTCCTTGTAGTGATGGGGATGCTCGCCCGCGGGGTACTGGTTACCGGCAGTTCCCATAAAGAGTCGATCGCTGATCGTGACGCCCAAATCTTGTATTTGCGTGGCGCTTTGACTGCTGAGCAGCAGATTACGTCTACGCAGGCGGCGACGATTTCTGAGCAGAAGGTTCAGGGCGATTTGACGACTCACATTCTGGAGGCGATCCGGGCGAATCAGGAAAGTCCGCGTGCGGCAGGTGCGACATGAGTGTGCGTTGGCCGTGGAGGCGGCGGTGTCATGTGGTTCCTCCTGAGGTGGATGAGGCTCGGAGGTTGAAGGTTTCGGGTGAGGCTCGTTTGGTTGAGGCTCAGCGTGAGCGGCGGGATGCGGCTGTGGTGTCTGGGAAGTTGAGTTCGCAGTTGCGTCGTAATGGTTTTGGTGAGTTGATGCGCGCCAGTATGGAGGGTCGCTGAATGTTGCGTGATGTTGGCGACTGGTTGTTGGTTGTGTTGACTTTGACGTGGTGGGTGTTCACGTTGATTTATGGTTTCCGGTCGCGGTGGTGGTCGAATGAGGTTGGCCGTGTTGTGTTTCCGGAGAAGTTGTTGATGTGTTTGGTGTTGTCTCAGGTGTCGTGGTCGACGTGGACTGAGTCTGGTTATCCGGGTCGTGATGTGGTGCGGATTGTTTTGTATGGGCTTGGGGCTTTGTCGTTGGTGTGGTTGACGGTTGTGTTGTTGCGTGTTCAGTTTGCTGAGCGTGCGAATCGGTAGGGGGGTGTTGGTGTGACGACTCCGGGGGGTTCTGCGACTGAGGGTGCGTATGTGTTTGGTTCGGATTTCGGTCAGGGGGTGCCGAATTCGGAGTCTGGTGTGATGGCGATGGTGAAGGGTAAGCAGACCGCCCCTTGGACTGGTGCGCAGAACTCTTTCCGCTTCAACATCAAGCAGCCGATGGAAGAGCAGATCGCGATCGTCAACAACCACACTGCGCAGTTGTCGGCGATGAGCGCTGCGATTGAGCAGATGACGGCGCGAGGCAAGGCGGTTGTTCTCAGCCAGACTGGTTGGTACTACCCGCCGAAGGATCTGGTGACACTTCGATTGGTGGGGATCGGCGCGGGCGCTGGCGGCGCGGCAGGTAAGTGGAATCTCGGTGCTGGTGGACGGTTCGGTGGCGGTGGCGGCGGAGGCGGCGGCTACTCGGAGATCGAGATCACCGCAGCGTTCCTCCCGAAAACCGGCGATACGTTCGACCCGATCCGGGTTGACATCTATCTCGCGGGTAATGGCGGTTCGGGTTCGGAAGCTCCGGGCGGGGGTGGCGGAAACATCATCTTCGGCGCGAACCTGTCAATCCCGTACGCAACCTTCCAGGGCGGCGTTGGCGGCATGACGGCCACAAACAGCAATGGTGGAGGCGGTGCGGGCGGGTTTGGAATGATCCCTGGTGGCGTGGGTGGAGGCGGCGCCCGAAGCAACCTTGACGAATACCCAGGAAGTCCAGGCGGAAGTTCTTTCGCATCAGAACGATATGCAGGCGGTGGCGGTGGCGGCGGTGGCGGTAGCGGGTTCATCGGGCCAGCTGGCGTCGGAGGGAACGGCGTCGGCACTGCTGGCGGGCAAGCAAATCAGCCTGGCGTTTCACCGCACCCAGCGATGGCAATTGGCGCCGGGGGTGGCGGCGGCTCGAACAATCAATCTGTGAATGGCGGCGGCGGAGGCTTCCCTGGCGGTGGTGGCGCTGGCGGACATGGCGGTGTTACCGCGGCAAGTTCGGGCGGTAAGGGCGGCGAGGCGAAATTGTACTGCTTCGAGGAGATGAACTGATGCCACGTGCAAGGCTGGCGGTGTTTACTGCTTCTGGAACGTGGGTGAAGGATCCGAAACTGTATGCCATCAAGATCGTTGGGCGCGGTTCGGGCGGGGGCGGTAGTTGGCCTGGCGGTAACGGCAATGGTTATGGCGGCGGCGCTGGCGGGGCATCGAAGACTCAACGGCGTATCGCTGCTCGGGAATTGCCTGACACGGTTGACGTGGTGATCGGTGCGGCTGGAGTTGGCGGGAACTCGTCAGCCCGGAACGGGACTAGTGGCGGTGACTGTTTCTTCGGGAACTTTCTGCGTGTCGGGGGCGGCAGGGGCGCGACAACCACTTCGGCTGGAGTTGGCGGCGAGGGGGTCTATCGCGGCGGCAATGGTGGAAATCCGGGTAGCGCAGGCCAATCGAAGCCTCTCAAGTCTTCTGACTATATGTCGGCTCCTGGTGGCGGTGCGGGTGGGGGATCCACGGGCGGCGTGTCAGGTGCGGTTCCGGCGGGCAAGTCTCTGCCGGTTTTGTGGCAGACAACCCAATCGGGTGGCGGCGGAAATAGTGGCTCGGCTGGCGGGTTCCCTGGCGGCGGAGGTGGAGGTGGGCAGGCTCCGAGTGTCCCTGCGGGATCCGGCGGGTTGGGCTGCATAACAGTCATTGAGTATCTATACGACGAGGAATAGCGCATGGCGACAGCAACTTTGATTGAACGGGATAATCTCACTTTCGCGGGACCAGCGAATCATTACAAACTTGATCCACCACTGATGGGCTATGAGCATGTGATGGTGTTCATTGAGCCTGGGTATGCGTCGATCACTCCGCGGGCGGTGATTGTTCCGAAGCGGTTGGGTGATGAGCCGATGTTGAATGCTCCGCTGCCGGGTTCGTTTTCGTTGCAAGGCGATTCGACGATTGATGATGCTGCTTGGTTTGCGCTGCTGGCGGCTGGTGGATACGAAATCGTAAAGGACACACCCTAATGGCAGGCATCAAACCACAAAAAGAACCACTCATCTTTCCAACCGGCGGCGACTTCCAATGGGTGTATCACTACACCGAACCGGACGGAACAACATCCAAAGACTTCCCACTCGGAAGCGAACTGTACTACCTCATCGGCGGCGAAACAGACTTCGTCAAATACCCCTTTGTGATCGAAGCTGATGCAGCACACATCAAAATCGAATCCGAAGTGGCAGACCTCATCCCAGACAAACGCGGATACCGGCTGATCTTCAAAGAAGACACCACCCCCACCACAGAAACAGTGATTCTGTTCGGGGCGGTAGAAAGGGTGGAGCCGCGTGATTACCGTAGTTAACGGGACTGGTGGCGGAATCCTGATCGGTTCCACCGCAATACCTTCCGGAATTCTAGTGCCGGTGCAGGGGCGTGACGGAACGTCCATCACCATCCTCGGAACGAAACCATCCTATTCGGCGCTGCCAGAGTCGGGGAACACTCGCGGTGACCTGTGGATCGTCAAAGGCGATGGGCTAGGCCTCGGATACATTTGGGACGGCACTAGCTGGCCTGCCATTGGTGATGGTGTCGAGATTCGTGGGCCGAAGGGTGAAGTCGGCAACGGCATCGACAACATTTCGGTGTCTGGAACGAACTTGGTGTTTGACATGGCGGAGGGCGCGGACATTGTTCGTGCTGTGCCGGCGTTGTCTGATGCGTCGAATGCTGCTGCTGCGGCTGCTGGTTCAGCATCGGCGGCTTCTGGTTCGGCTACTGCCGCGGCTGGTTCGGCATCAACGGCGTCTACGAAGGCTTCTGAGGCTGCGGGTTCTGCGACTGCTGCGGGCGCCTCGGCTACGGCAGCATCGGGCTCCGCTTCGACTGCTTCGACGAAAGCGGGGGAGGCGTCTACTTCCGCGGGGAATGCTGCTTCGTCGGCTACTGCTGCGGCTGGTTCGGCCACTGCAGCGTCTGGTTCCGCTTCTACTGCCACAACTAAAGCGGGCGAGGCTTCGGCATCTGCAACGTCAGCAGGAACGTCAGCGGGCACAGCGACAACTAAAGCCGGTGAGGCTTCGGACTCTGCGACTATCGCAACAACGAAGGCAGGGGAGGCATCGGATTCTGCTGCAGCTGCGGCACAATCAGCACAAGACGCGGAGAACGCAGCTTCCGGCGTGATCAGCGTCGGAGGATTCACAGGCGTCGTCACGAAGGCCCAGCTCGGCATCAACAATGTGAGCAACACATCTGATGCTGACAAGCCGATCTCGACTGCAACTCAGACTGCGTTCGACAATGTGAGCGCAACATTCGGCACGATCGTGGATGGCATCAACGCTGACCTCGACACGAAAGCGGATCTGGACAACAACGGGAAACTGCTGCAGTCTCAACTGCCTGCGATGGCTGTGACGGACTTCCTGGGCAATGTGGTGTCTCAGGCTGCGATGCTCGCCCTGACCGGCGAGCGCGGCGACTGGTGCAACCGTACTGATACTGGCACTGAATGGCAACTGATTGCTGAGCCTGCATCTTCGTTGTCTTCGTGGTCGGAGAAGGTGTATCCGTTGTCTCCGGTGTCGTCTGTGAATGGGCGCACTGGTGCGGTGACTACGTCTTCGGCTGACATCGTGGATGCGACTACGGTCGGCCGGAATGTGTTGAAGGCTGCAGATGCTGCGGCTGCTCGCACGGCGATTGGTGCGGGTACGTCGAGTTTGGCGATTGGTGTGACTGGTTCGACTGCTGCGGCGGGTAATGATGCGCGCCTATCGGACACACGTACTCCAACTGTGGGAACTGTGCCGTACGACATCACGTTCTTGGCGCAATCCGGTAACCGGGCAACAGGCCTCGGGGATGTGCCCGCGGGAATCAAACTGCGACGAGCAGTCACCTTCTCCGAGGTGCTGTTCCATTGCGAGACTGCGGACGCTTCAGGGAACCTGGTTGTTGAGGTTCGTAAGAATGGTTCGGCGGTGTCGGGCACTTCGACCACGATCGCTGCAGCGAATCAGGTTGCGGGCGGCACGTCGACAGGTTCGTGGGCGTTTGCGGCTGGCGATGTCCTGACGATCAATGTCACTGGTGTTGGTACGACTCCGGGCAAGGGCGTGACTGCTGAGTTTAAGGGGCTCGCCTGATGCCCCACATTTTTGTTCGGGCGGGAAGCATGTTCACCCCAATGGGTGTTATCTTGCCGGCCGCGAACAGTTGGACATCTACCTCTCCGAGGAAGTCTCTCGGCTGGTCTGCCGACCCCGCATTCCCCGGAACTGTTGTGGTGTCGGACGGCATCCAAGTCAACGGCTCCAAGGTTGCGACAGTCGCGTTCGATCTCTCCTACCGGTGGGCTTGGACGGGCTCGGTCAATGTCGCTGCCTATGTCGCGGGTGTTCAACGCGGATCGACAGTGTCGTGGACCAACCCGAATGCGAACGCCGACTACAACAAGACCGGCGAGATCACAGTCACTGTCGCGGCTGGCGAGACGGTCGACTTGTATGTGTGGACTTCGCACAGTTTCGCGTTCACGATGCGCAACACCTCGAAGTGGTCCATCACCTGA